TATACTTTGATAACTTCGGTTACTTCAAGAAACGTGCTCTTGATCTTCATCTGGCTGTCGCTCAACAATGCCAGGAAGAAGGAAAGGATATTTCTGTAATGTACACAAAAAGTGACCTTACCAGAGCGTTTTTATCTATAGGAACCGATGGTCTTAGTCTAAGGCATCTTGGTGTTCAGGCATTATCTAATTCCAAGAAAAGGGATGAGCTTGAGAAATTTAAAACTTTCATGTTGCAGCTAAATACAGCCGGAGGCGATATTTACGATCTTGCATCTATCTTCACATCAGATTCTATGGTGGAACTTATACAGAATGCAAGGAATACTCGCGCATACAACGAGCGTCAGATGCAGCAGCAACAACAGAATCAGATGCAGCTTAACCAGCAACAGATACAAGCTGAAGCTGCTGAGAAGGATAAGCAACGTCAGCATGAACTTGCTTTGGAAGACAAGAAAGGTCAATACAGGATACTTCAAGAGAAGATACAGGCGGCAGGCAGGGCGGCAGACGCCAAGAGCGACGCCACCTCCCTCAACTTCCTGGCTTCTGTTTCAGATCAGACCGTAAGGCAGGCTGATATAGAAAGTAAGGAAAGGATAGAGGATAAGAAAATTGAAAACGATTCCAAACTTCATGATGATGAAATGAGAATGAAAATGGAAGAGTTAAAATTAAAATCCAAAGAACTTGCCCAACGAGCGAGGGAAGACGCCACCAAAAGGTATGTAGCTGGAATCAATAAAAATTAAGGATTAAACATCCCCAAATTTCATTAGAAAATCTCTAATAAAATTTGGGGATGTTTAATTTTTAGTGAAGATTAAACACTTATAAGTTTTTTGTCTGAAATATAGGTATTTAAATATTTTTGCAGTATGGGAAAATTAGAAAAAAATGGAATAGTAGAATTGGACGATATTTTTAGTGTCGGTCCAGTTGATGATGTTTATAATAGGGAAGAAGATATTCTGCCTATTAATGGTAATGAACCGGCTAAAAAAGATGAGAAGCCTGTAGAAGAAGGTTCTCAAATTAAAGAAGAGCCGGTTGTCGATCCTACTCCTGATCCTAAAGAGGATAAAAAAGGAGAAGAGAATGTGGTTGACGTTAAACAGGATCCGGTAGAGACCCCGGTTGTCAATTACAGAAAAGTATTGGATGCCCTTTCTTCAAGAGGGATCATTCCCGATTTGAAAGATGTGGTATTTAGCGGTGAAAACGGCGAAGAGATTACTATCAATGATCTTGATTTTAGTAAAGAAGATTCGTTGTGTGACATACTATCTACAGTCCTTGAAAGCCAGAAAGAGGATATTGTTAAGGATAAGATAGATGTTACTTCTGTTTCTGATATTACCAAGAAGCTTATTCAGGCTGATAAGGCTGGCGCTAATATCGTTGATATTCTTAAGCAATATGATACGAATGTCGCTCCGATAGAAAAGCTTGACATTGAAAACAAAGCAGATCAGATAAAGATCGTTCGCCATTATGTTGATCTTCTTGGGTTGCCTAAAGATGAAGCTGATGAGTTTTTCAAAGGCATTATCAATAAAGGAGAAGAGTATGTTGAAGCAAAGGCTATAAAGTATAAGGCTGAGCTTGATAAGAGAATGGATGATATTATCCAGCAACGTACTAAAGAGGCTGCCGAAAAGAAGGCGAAGGATGCAGAAGATTTTAGAAGGTATAAGAAAGACCTTAAGTCTTCTATCCAGGCAAAGTATCAGCTAAATGACACTATGGTATCTAAAGCTCTTGATTTTGCCCTAAAACCTTCTGAATCGAATCCCGGAATTACCAAAGCATTTAATAGGGTAAGGGAGATGATGATGAATCCGGAAGAAGCGCCAGATTTGATTATGTTTCTTATGAACCCAGGAGAGTTCATAAAACAGAAGTCGAATCAAGCTGTAGTTGATGAGAAAAAGAAAATTTATAAGCTCATCAGCCATACAAATAAAGACAAGAGGGTGGCTCCGGTAGATGATAAAGGTGATCAAGTTCAAGGTGTGAAGTTCGATGAAATCAGTATAGATTAAAAATTAAAACATTTTTTCGTTCATGGCTAATGTACTTTTAACAAAAAATTTCCCGGCCACCATGAATGGTGACACGGTGATTGGATATACCGACGCTAAAGTCGTTAAGCAAAGTATCGTAGAACACGATCTTAGCTCTTTAGAAGATTGGTACTACGAAGATCCGGATAAGAACCATCTGGGTATGCTTGAGTTGTTTTCTAACATTACAAACTATCCTCTGCCTATGTATATGGGTATGATTAAACAGGATGCTACTATTACCGTAAATGGTATCAATGGTTCATTCCGTTATGATCTTCCGGTATCAGAAACGTATGAGGTGGTTACAGTAGAAGACACGTCTTTGAAATATGCAAAACCCGGTATTGATGAAAGCTTCTTCGAAATTGTGTTGAATGCACAATTCAAACAAGGAGATGTTATTACTTACGATGTGATTAACGGTTGCCAGGCTCTTATCTCTACAGAGCGCCCTCCGAAACAAGAAGGTGAAAACTGGAGATATTGGTGTAAGCTGTGGGGTCGTTCTCGTGCTAAATACTTCCCGAAAGACATGCTTCGCGCCGGTATTAAATACTGGAAGGTAACAAACGTTCTTGGTGAGTTCTCTACTCAGTTCTCTGGTGTAGGAGGTGCTTCTAAGGCCGGTTCTATGACTTGTGAATTTACGCTTGGTGGACACCGTGGTGTTGAAGGTGAAACGACTATGTACGCTGGTATTAAGTCTTTGGCTTATGCGGACGAACGTACACAGAATTTCATCGACAAGGCTTACCAGAAAGTTCGTCAGCTTTCTGAAATCAGAGGAGGTGATGCAAGTTATGCCATTATCGGTTCTCGTCTTGGTGACGGAAGCATTGATATGCGTACGGCACGTGTAGCCAATACAGTGTCTTTGTTCTGTTTGGCTGAGTTGGCTAAGATGGAAGCATACGAACTTATGTTCATGCGTGGAGGTAGAGTTAAGGGTCATAATGGTGTTTTGATGAAAAACGAAGGTTTGTACCATCAACTTCGCCGTGGTTTCGTTATCTCATATGCACGTCCGGGCGGTATCAAGCGCGAACACTTCCTGGCTGCTGCTGACTATATTTTCCGTGGTCGTAGCGATATGCCGATTGAAAATCGTGTAATGAAATTCAAGGTAGGTGCTATGGCTTACAAGAACATCGTTGAAATCTTCCGTGATGAGTTCTTCTCTCAATTGGGTGCCTTGGCTCCGCTTATGGGTACAGAACGTATTATCAATAATCCGGTAACAGGATCAAACGATGCTCTTGAATTAGGAACTGTAAAGATCAAGGGTGTTACTATTCCGGGTATTGGTAAGGTTATTGTAGAACACGAACCTTCTTTGGATTACGTTGATATGGTAGATAGAAGCCAGTTGGTAGACGGTATGACTCCTATCACATCATATTCATGTATTATGGAAGACTTGACCGCTCCTGAATATTCCAATGCATTCGCCGGCATCCCTGCTTCAGCCGAAGCTCGTATTGGTAATATCAACAGCAACGTATTCTATGTTAAGCCTGATATCGGTTCTATGTGGTGGGGTTACGAACAAGGTAGATGGTCATCCAGAGTATCGGCTCAAGAAATTGTATCCAGCCATCCTCGTATGTCAGAACAATTCTGGTGCCATTCTGTATCGGCTTGTTGGGTAAAAGATACCAGCCGGTTCGTAACAATTGAATTGTTACCAAGCTCTTTGTAATCATAACTTTTAATATTAACTTGCGGTCGGCTTTAAAACCGGCCGCAAATTTTGTTTCTAACATAGTCTTTTCATATATGAAAAGACGTAGGGTATATAAAAAATGGGAAAAAAGATTTTTGAAGAAAGCCATGAGTCTAAGAAACTGCTGGCTACCGTAGGAGGAATGAAGATATATTCCGACTCTATTTATGTTATAACAGGTAAGATGGATGAAGAAGCTCCTTCCGGATATCAGGAAAGAGGCATTTCCAAGACTCCTTTCCCTGGGAACAAGACAGTATCTTGTTGTGGATGGGACAAGGATCTTAGGGTGTATGATACAGGTTTCTTTATCAATTCAGCATGTTATAAAGGTTACTCACTTGAAGACAAGAAGAATGAAATGGATATGCGTATTAAGAATATTCGGTATCCGTTTGAAGAAACTGTCAATGAGGACCTGGACCAAAAGAACTTCGATTTCTGGGATTCTTACAGAATTGACTTATATGATGGTCGTTTGTTCTACACTAATGACGTTCGTGATTTATTTGAGCTGTATATAGCTATTTTATCCAAGTCTCTTACTCCTAAAGAGGAAGACGGTAATCCGATGTACGTTGAATCTTATTATTGTGTAGAAGACAAGACTACGGCCGTAGATATCAGGAAACAACGTCAGATTGACAAGGCTGATATTTTATACGAGTTCATGAACAAACTGAAAGGATCCGAGGCTGAAAGGAAAAGCATCTACGATCTGCTTTTGTATCTTGATATCATATATAGCGTAGAGCTTGATCAGAGCATGGTTCAATACATATTCACTAATTGGATTGATGCTAAGAATACGAACGTTGACATGTATAAAGAAGCAAGCTCAAGGTTCTTGTCTGATGATGAATCTTCTGAGGGAATGCAGGTGATCAAATTCCATCGTATGATTAGGGAAATGATCGAGGGACTGGCTGTCACCGTCAACACCGACGGACTGTATCTGAATGGCGAGCTCCTGGGCGCCGACGCTATCTCTGCGTCTATGGCTCTTGCTTCCAATAAGTCGATGTTAGAAACCAAGTCACGTGTTCTGGAAGCGTATAATGCTTTAAAGAACAAGCATAAAAAAATAGAAGGAGATAAGTCTGACAAGAAGAAAAAGGAAGACGAAAAAGGTTTTGATATTGATCAATACGCTGATAAAAAAGAATAATTTATGAAGATTGTTGATTGTTATCTTCGGGCCTTACAGAAGGCTGAAGAAAACATGACCAACGGTGGTATAAAACTTGACAAGGCACGTTTTGTTCAGCTTTTTAATGACGAACAAAACCGCCTTGTTCGTTATATCCTTGATAAGAAAAACGAAGAGGATATACGTTATATCCAAAAGTTAGTTGTGTATTCAAAAGAACTTGACGAGAAAGGAGATAAAGATAATCCGGAAAGCACTTTGTTTTCATTGCCTTCTGATTTCTTTTCTTTTTCAAACATATCAGGCGTATTTACCAAAGGTGAATGCACGGTCACTGATTTTACCATGTGGGAGGCTAAGAACGAAAACCCGCATGAGCTTCTTGCCGACTTTTTTAACAAACCTGATTTTGATTTTAGGGAAACGTTCTACACTATAGGCGAAGATTCGGTAAGGGTGTACAAGTCTGGTTTTGAAGTAGACACCGTTTACCTTACGTATTACCGCTATCCTAAGGAAGTTGACATCGAAGGATATGTTAAATCCGATGGTTCTAATTCAACCGATATAGATCCTGAATTAGATGATAAATTAATTGGTATTATCCTTAACATGATTGAAAAGCAATTTGCTTTGAATGAAAGCGAATATGGACGTTATCAAATAGACTCAAACAACGTCCAATCTCCTTTATAGCAGAATAAAGACGTGTCCTAAATTAAAGACTATCAAAAAGCATTAAGAATTAATTAATTCCTAATGCTTTTTGTTGCTTATATGACTATCGCTATTTTTGAGACAGATAACAGAATATTAATTTTTAAAATATTATAAGGCTATGGCTATCCATAAACCGTATGACAGACACATTATCTGTCCTCCGCACGCTAAGTTGGCGGACGTAGATTCTTTGTTGCTTCAAGAAGGTCAGATCGCTATCTATGATTTGGATGGTGAGCAGACTAAAGATGGTTTGAAAGCGTTGAAAGACTTGAAAGGATATCGTAAGGACGAACAACGTTTCCAGATCAGAATCGGACGTAATGAGATGGTGAACGACCGTGTATCTGATGATAAATCATTCTCTACACCTACGTTTGCTATTGATGAAATTATAGAAGTGTATGCTTCTGCTCCGAAGAGCAAAGAAATTAAAGTAGATGAAGTTATTTTCGGTTACAACGGAATTGACGACAATACCGCTATTACAGCAAGAAAAGGCGATCGTATCCCTATTCATATTAAGCTGACAGGACGTTTGTTCGAGCTTCGTGGTTATCCGATGGGTGAGGTGAATATCGATGATTACATCATTTTCGAAAACTGTCCTGGTCGTGAGGATATGTGTTCAGAATGTGATCCTTGCGAAGATGTTGATATTTTGGCTGCTATCTTGAAAACAATCGAACGTATCAAGAATCAGCCGATTGCAGGTGGTGGAAAGGTGGGTGATTTTGTAGAAATCCATCCTATCCATTCTTGTGATGAGTTGGAAAAGACTCCGGTGGAAACCGACATGAATTTCTATTGTATGGAAATGTGTGATACCGGTGATGCTTATGCCCTGGCTCAGCTTAAGGCTGCTTATCCAGGTTTGGATATTAAGAGAGTAGGACGTCATCTTTCTACATCCAAATATCAGGTGATGAAAGAAGGCGGCAAGCCTGCTGATTATACTCAAAAGCTGTCTTCTATCATGAAAGGCTGCGAAGAGTGCCCTGACGGATATACTAAGGTAGACGGCGGTTTGATTTATGCCGTAACGTTAGAGGATGATGGTGTTGATCAGTCTACTGTAGTAGAAAGCATTAAGAATGCCGTTAGTGGCACTGCCGAGAAAACAGCAGCCCAAGATGGCGGCGTAGGTATGTACACTGTGGCCGTAAGCAAGAAACTGACGAAGGCTGATATCGATGCATTTGTAGAAACCAATCCGACTGCCACAGTAACGTTCGTTGCTAAAACAGCAGATATGTGTAGCAATCCTACTGTTACTACCGTTAGCTGGGAAGCATGTGGTTCTTGTAAGATTTCGAAAGAAGCTTATGAAATCACGTTGCCGGATGATGAATGTGGTAACAGTGCTAAAGAAGAATTACAGGCAGCATTCCCGTATCTGACAATCGAAGGTTACGGTGCACCTGGTGGATGTCAACACAAATTCAAAACAACGGTCGTTACTAACATGGTTTGCGACGAATGCGATAAAATTTTCAAAGACTTCTTTGTATCGAAAGCGCCCGAATCTTATCGTGGACGTAATTGGAAACGTTTGGGTGCCGTAGCAGGAGATCAGTCCATTATCGCCGATCCGCTTCCTAAGAACTGCAAATGCGGTATTTTGTTCCGTGGTATTGACTACATGATTTCTCCGTCTGACTGTTTGATTGACCGTCTGACATTCCAGGAAGGATCTGTTCGTATTGCTGTAAATGGCGGTTATCCGGATGAACAGCGCGAGGCTATCAGCACGTACTTCAACCCGATCCACACCGAATACAAACAGCACTGGGCTCCGCGTACTCACCTTGGCGCTGAATTGCTGGATAAAGAACGTGAACAACGTATGTTCTTCGACTTCCGTAAGACTCACCAAGAACTTATGGAACGGATGTTTACCAACGAAGAAACCCGCTTAGACCTGTTGGCTCCGTATGCTGATTATTCAGTAACGTTGAAGCCGGCGCGTTATTCTAACGGCTTCGGTAGGGTAATTGATGATCATATTACAGTACACTTCCATGTACCGTATGGCGCTCACGAAGGTATTCAAGACCTTATGGACCTGTTAGCTGCTTCGGCAAATATCAAGCCCTGCAAGATTTGATTTTCCTTTTTTCTATATATCCCAAGGGGGAGGAGGCTGGTCCTCCACCCCCTTTTTGTAATAAAATAATTTGAAATAGATCGATTTCATATGAACGGCGTGGATTCTTTAGTCGGTGCCTTAGGTAGGGGCATTGACAAAATAACCAACATAGTTGGAAAATGGGGTTCCTCCCAACCGGTAGATGACAGCAAATCCGGTATAAAAATAGGGGACAAAATCTACCAAGTGGTTGTGTCCTTAAATGGCTGTTATTGGTATCTTGACGAAGAAGGCAAGAAGCATCCTGTTTCTGGTATTCCGGCCACAACCGAATGGGAGTGGATTAACATAGCTGAGAAAGTTATCAAAGATTTCAAAACCTGTTACCGTACACCTGGTGGAAAGGTTGAAGTATGGAGTTGGTATCTTCTTAACGATCAGATGGATGTTCTTAAAGAAACTCATAGAATTACCGACAGTACCGACATGGATAATCCGGTAGGTAAAGTTCTTACTAAAATACCGGACGAATGGGTTATGATCGACTGCGATCTTCCTGATATGACAGAGCGAGACATTACGTTTGTCAACAGATGTTATAAAACTCCTGATGGTAAGGTTGAAATAGAAGGATTAGAAGCCATAGATGATAAGATAAATATCAGGGAGTCTATTTATACCGTTATTCAGTCAACTGACGATAATTTCCCTGCCGGCCATGTTTTTAAGCTAATTCCGGAAAATTGGGTTAGAATGGTTTGTGACTTTCCTGATATGACAGAACGAGACGTAACTTACGTTCTTGAATGTTACACTACTAAAAAAGGAAAAGTTCAGGTAGAAGGCTTGATAGCCATAGACAACATCCTTGGAGCCAGGGAAGAGGTTTACACCGTCCTTCAGTCAACCGATCCTGATATTAAGGTAGGGACCGTGTTGGATTCTATTCCCGAAGATTGGGTGAGGATGGTATGTGATTTTCCTGACATGACGGACCGGGAAATTGTTGAAGTGGATGAATGTTATAAGACGGATGGCGGTAAGGTTAATATAAAAGGTTATCAGTCTATTGATGCTGTTCTTGGTGTAAGGGAACAGTATTATTATATTGTTAAGACAACGGATGAAGCTTATCCTCAGTGGACGAGAATAGATAAGATACCTAACGAATGGACGAAAACCGAATGCGATTTTCCTGATCTTACAGAAAGACATATTATGTCCGTAGATGAATGTTATACTACTCCTGGTGGTAAAATACATCTTGGTGGATACAGGTCGGTAGATAGCATAATAGGAGTCCGTGACGAGTATCTTATTGTCTTAGAAACGACCGATCCTGATATACAAAGAGGCGCCACATTCAGCAAAATACAAGAAGGATGGCAGCGTATTGTTTGTGATTTCCCTGATGCTACTACATCCGACACTGAAATAGTAGAAAACTGTTATAAGACGGAAAAGGGCAAGGTTCAGATCCGTACATACATAACAATGGACGGATACGGAAATACAAGGGAATTGAGACATATGGTTCTTAAAACAACCGATCCTGATTACAATATCGGATCCAATATCGATCAGATACCGGTAGGGTGGTTAAGTATCGAGTGTGATTTTGCGTCTGCTACACAACGTCATATAAGACAGGTAAAAGACTGCTATGGTTCTGATGCAGGCAGCATTTACGTTGAGGGAGAAATTGTTTACGACAATGACCTTGACATAGACAAGATGGCGCTGACAGTTATGGAAAGCACTGACCCTGCGATAGCCATAGGGACGACGCTGGCCGCTATTCCTACTGGATATGTAAAGACAGTTTGTAGATGTAATTGTTGTAACCATTAAATCTTATTGTCATGAGTTGTAACGAATATTATTTAATAACATTGGAGTCTATACCGACTCCAGTCCGTCACAAATACACTAATTTAACGGATGAATGGTATGGTCCTGATGGTACTAAGTACGAAGATCTTGATACGATAACTAAGATCGAGCAGCAGGCTACAGATAATAATCGTATAGGGGATAATACCTTATATCATAAACTTATTGAAATACATTCTCAAGGAGAGTCAATAAAATCAGACATCGGAGATATAGGTTCGGTATTAGATTACATAAATGGGGAGGAAGTGTAATGGGAACCATATCAGATAAGTTAATGAGGATCATCAATACCAAAGAGGATATAAGGCAAGCCCTTATGTCCAAAGGGTATGATGTACCTACTTCCATACCTTTTAAAGAGTATGCGAAAATGATATTAGATCTGCCATGCAATGCAGACTCCTTCCCGGATATAGAAGGTATCGTAGCCAGATATTCTGCTTCCGGTCTCACCAATGAACAGATGGCTGCCAATCCCGTATGGGTTGATAAGACGGGAAATGGACGAGATTTACAGTTGAAAAACTTCTCTTGGAAGAGAATGTCAGGGGTTGGAGGATATGTTCAGGATTTTAATGATTTTAGAAATAATGCTACTGTAGATAAAATAAGAATTGATGAGCAGGGTAGCAATTCTATTAAAGTAACCATTTTAACTACAGGAATTGGTAATGCTATTTATATACCAAAGAATATTTACCAATTTAATAAATCTTATTTCATAAAAATATCAAGTGAAGGATACAATGAAGGTGATCTATCTTTGTCATTTTATGCTCCTTCTACATCAACGGCTACAACAGTAAAAGTACCGTTAAATCCTAATGGCATCACTGAAATTCATGCAATAAAAGAAGATGATTTTTTAGCTGTTTATCTTAATGTTGGGGGTAAAGTGGGATCAATTACCATTGAACAACTTCCCCTCTACCCCGGCGCACTCGTCTTTGACGGAGTAGATGATTATGGTGTTTGTGATAACTTCCCTATTCTGACTAAGGAAAAGGGATGTACGGTTGTGGCGTTGAGACAATATTTATTTAATGCAACAGATAAAATTAGGTCTTTGGTCACAAATGCTCCTAGTTCTATAGTATCACGTTCTACCTTAACATTTGAATTAATAGGTTCAAATGGAGCGAAAACAAATTTTTCATTTGGAAGAGGTAATCCGGTAAGCGATTTTGAGCCAAATGTGTTTTCTTATATGACGAGTAAGTCTTATAATGGGAAAACCATCACCCCTGGAGATGTCACAGAATCCAACAAAAGGATTTTAGTTGGAAATTTTTCTGAAAATGGGAAATATGGGAGTAATGTCGCTATCTGGGAACTTGTATTTCTTGACCACGATGCCACCGAAGAAGAACTGACCAAGATCAAAGACTACTTCGTCAAAACCTATCCCTGGCTCTTCCCCGACCAAGCATGGACAGTGGTAGGCAAAACCAACGAGGACGAAGATCGTGCTACTATTGCCAACATTACGGGCAATGGGAATGATCTTGTACTGTCTAATTTTGGGTTTGCAGAAGGGAGTGGGTATGGGTTGTATCAGCAGAATTATGCAATTTGGACTAAAGACAGTAACAGGGCTACATTTACTGTTACATCATCAAAAATACACGTAACATCGGTAACAGCAGAAGAACATGCTGATTTTATTTATACCACAGGGCAACAATTAAAACAAAAAATTAGAATAACTGGATTGCCAGAAGGGGCCAGTTTTGTAATTGGTAGATCGGGTGTAAATTTAAAAATAATATCACAAGACGGAATATATGATGTAGATATATTAGATGATTCTTCTGCGAATCCTATAATTGGTTATAGGATAAATAGGATTATAGACTCTTGTGACATTACTATAGAGCAAATCCCCGAATACGAAGGATACCTCATTACTGATGGGGTGGATGATGAAATAATCAGTGCTAAACTAATTCAATTCGCAGATAAATTTACCATTGTTGGTGATTGGAAGTTTATGGAAGATAGAAATGATGATGCAGGATTATTGAAAGCAAATCAAATTTACATCTATAATGCTACAACAGGAATGAGGATTTATTTAAAACAGGGTTCAAAAAACTATCCTTTTTCTTGTAAAAAGATTAACGCTTTGACTTCTGATGGATGGGTGTATGATGAAAAATGGGATAAATACAAAGTTTATCCTATTGGAAGTAATATTGATATTTCAAGCCGTTTATTTTTAGGTTTTTATAGCTCAAATTTTACCAAAATAGCCCTAAAAAACTTAGGCATCTACAACGATCAACTCCTCTCCAAAGACGACTGTATCAAAGCATATAACTATTTACAAACCCTAAAAGCAAAGTAATATGAAATTCATTATCATACCAAAAGAAGTATATGATTCCGTATCTGAAGAAAAGAGACGTGAATTAGGAATAGGTAGCCCAAGAGCGAGCGTAGACGGCTCTAAGGTTATTTTACACGTAGAACATTATGACCATCTATTTAAGTCTTTAGACGCGCAGGCTGATGACGATCCTCAATACCCGTATTCGGTATATGATAGCCCTTCTTCTGAGTTTGAATCTGTTCTTTCATCTAAAGAATGGGTGTCTGATGTTAATGACGAGCGTCTTTGATCTTGTTATGGTTGGGACAATTGCTATATTTGTAAAAAGTTGAATAATTAAAGCGTGTGGTAGCGTTATCTACCATATAATCATCATGTTTCAGATAATAATCGGATGCGTTTTGGCTAATATCCTTACGATAGCAATCATCGGTTTATCCCTGTATTTAGTGTATAGTAAAAACGAAGATCGTTTAAAGGCTTTGGATTCTAAGATCGATCAGAAGGTTGAGGACGTAAAAAACAAGGTTGGCGCGGTGATGGACATCGTAGACCAGATCAAGAAGTTGTTGGATAAAATTAACAAAAAATAAATATGGCAGAAGTAGGTTATAACAGTAAATTCGAAGGCCAGGAGGTTGATTCCAGACTTGAGAATGTGGTGCAGGCTGCTCCTGGAACAGGTTCGGAGTCGGGCAAGGGAGGCCTCATCCCGGCTCCCCCTGCCGGAAGTCAAGACGGTAGCAAGACTCTTCTTAGTAACATGACATGGGGAGATTATGTAAACAAGAAGTATATAGATGATGCTGTATCGGCAGCAGGGTGGAAGAAACAGATTGTTAGCAAACTTCCTACTGTTGAAGAAGCGAAGGATAATGTCATGTATCTTGTAAAAGACGATGTGGCATCTACAGAAACCAAAAACGTGTATAACGAATATATTTTGGTTACTGAAGAAGGTGGAACTAAGGTGCTTAAATCGCTTGGTATGGTAAGTACAGGAGTAGATTCGAATTATCTTGATCTATCTATGTTTTCAGGTAATTCAGGAACACTTGATGAAGCTTCGTTTGGGAAGGTCCTGGATGCTTACAATAATAAAATTACGTTAGGAAAGTTAGCTGGCAATTACTATTCTTTGGATTATTTTTTAGAAGGTGGGGATTTTGAAGGTGCTTTTGAATTAAAGATTGTATTTGTTTCATTTTCAGATACCAATACTGGAGAAGGCGTATCTGAATCTGATATAGAGATTCATGTAGGAACATATACTGTTACTCAAGATAAGAATTATAAGGCATTGAGCAATATGGTTACGTTGTCTAATACCATGATGTCTTATCTGAGGTTTATGTCTAAGGCTCCCAGGGTTGTTACGACATTGGCTAATCTTCCTAAAGACACTCATAATATCATAGCCAACGTAGCTTCTGCTACGAGTCTGTCTATGACCGTATCTGCCGAGGATGTTGGGAGGGAATGGCAGGTGCGGGTCAACAACACCACCGGCACAGACATCACGCAGCCGCTTCCTACTTCTGGCCAGTTCCAGAGCATGTCAGGCGATAGCGTAATAGTACCTAAAAACAGTTTTATAGAATTAAGTATCTGGTATATCAATGATAAGTTGGTTATCAGAGTAGGTAAACAAGCTTAATAGAAAGGATAGAGTATGCTTTATGTAAATAAAAACGTAAAAGGTTTTTACTGGGAAGGATACGAGTTGGATTCCTCTTCTTACGAAGTAGGGTATTCTTACCAAGATTTCTTAGATGGTAAATGGGTTCAACTTGACTCCTATCAAGAAAAAATCCATCAAGACAATCCTGATGCGAGTGTGAAAGAAGTTATTGCCATGCAGCTTGACCCGGAGCCTCCTGGACCAACTGAAGAGGAGTTGCTTGCCAAGGCTAAGGATAAGAAAGTTTCTGAGGCCAGGGAATATGCTTATTCTGATGCTGTCCGCTCTTATAGCTTGGATGGTAAACAGATATGGTATAACAGCAGCATGAGGCAGAAGGTTAAAAACGATATTGATGTAGCAAAAGGGAGCGGGATATACACCGTATCTGTAGCAGATTCAGAATACGAGCTTGATATTGCTAATACGGCAATGAATGAAATGCATGTATATGAATCTGAATGCGATGATCGTACTGCTGCCATAGAAAAGGAAATAGCTTCTAAAATTGACAGGAGTGAAGTTGAATCTATGAAAGTGGATGAAGGATATCCTGAGAAGTTGGCAAGGACAAAGGATCAGATCATAGAAAAAAATAAGATCCTTGAAGCTAACGATCCGGAGAAGGCTACAGCCATGTACATGAGGGCGATGATCAATACGCCGGCTATGTTGGAGAATACTGACCAGAGTCTGGCTCTTAAGATAAAAGGATTGTATCCTATTTGGGATAAGGATGGAGTTTATGGCGACAAAGGTCTTCCTATGGGTACGGCTGTTGTAAAAGGGCAACGTTTCCGCAGCAAAAACAAACCTTCGGATTTGGATTGGACTTTGTTTGAAGTAAGGCAAAATCACAATCTACAAGCTGATTGGGTTCCTGGCCAGGGAGGTGGAGCCGAAAGTCTGTATATGGTTGTTCAAGAAAAGCATTCAGGTACCGTAGACGATCCTATTCCTTGGGTATATAATTCTATTTTAGAGAACGGAAAGTATTACATAGACAAAGAAATTAAGTATCTTTGCATAAGAGATTCAGGCATCCCTTTGGCTTACGAGAATCTTTCTGATCTTGTATCAGCCGGATACGTAAGGGTTGTTTAGGTCGTAATTTGTTGTTAATGTTATGGATGGCCCCTGTATATTTATTTATGCAGGGGTTTTTCTTTAATCCAAACTCCGCTTATTTTAATATTTGGTAAGGTTCTGATTATCTTTGTGAAAAAGGTTAAGTTATGGAAAGAAGTGATATTATAAAAGAATTGAGTCAGTATTTTAGTATTGTTGAATTAGTTGGTCCTAAAGAATACGGTAGAGACAAAGATCTTTGCTGGAGGTATTTAAGAACTGAATTGCTTCACACGATACTGGTTTTAAGGAAAGACATATTGAAAACTCCGATGACGGTCAATACATGGAAGTCGGGTGGAAGGTTTGATGAGCGTGGGTTTAGGAACAATATCTCGGATATAGTAAAATCAAAGACCGTATCAGGGTCGTTGTATATCAGTCCTCATATGCTTGGAGCAGCCATCGATTTCGATGCCAAGGGCATGACGGCAGAAGAGACAAGGAATAAAATAATTCAGTCGCAGGATTTACTTCCTTGTCCCATTAGATTAGAATCAGGTACCAATTGGGTCCATATTGACGTATATGACTCTCTTGGAAGTATCAAGAAAGTAACTATGTTCTAATATGGCTTATCGTTTTGTAGGAAGGATGAATTTAGAAAGTTTCTGGGCTTTTCTCATTTCCGGATTATCAGCGTTGTGGATGAATTTCCAGGAGATTCACCACCTTATATATTCTATATTGTTTATATTAGCTATAAATCTTTTGTTGGCTACTATAAAAAGTATCAAACATTGCTATATCCGAAGAAAGAGAAAAAGGCCTTTTAAGATATTGACATGCATAAGCGAAATGGGAGTTTTGAAAATCCTTCTTGAGTTCGCGGCCTGTTCTTTCGGGTTATTTACCATATCCGGAATGGATCTTATTATGTCTATGGGAGGGCATAAATCCCCAGAGTTTATAGACATGCTTCTTCAGTGGATTACGATATTCGCCTTAATATTATACGGTGGGATGGCATTCAAGCGCCTCGGAGATCTTGCACCTGATTTAATGATAGTAAAAGGCGTTAAGTATTTCTTTAGTAAAGTAAGTTGGTGGCAAAAAGTTCCATTCGGAGAAGAGCTTAAAGAAGGTATTAACAACGGTGATATACAAGAACTTTTAGCTGAAGATAAGGAGGGTAAGAAATGTGTTTGCAAAAAATGAGGGTCAGTCATGTGTTAGGAGTTCTTCTACTGTGTTTTATATCTTTCTTATTTGGTAAAACATGCAAGAAGAAAGAAATAATACACGATATAGAAATAGATACGGTAATAGATACCATTATCCAACCTGTTCCTGTTCCTCAGTATATAGTTGACGTAGGGGAGGTAGAAATACCTTTCCCTATGGATGCTATAGTTAAAAAAGATACGATAAAAGACACTGTTTATATCAATATACCAATACAGAGAAAAACGTATCAGACAGATGATTATAGAGCGGTAATAAGTGGATACCGACCAAATTTAGATACGATGACAATCTACCACAAAAGAGAAATAATATACGAAAAAAGTAGACGGTGGGGATTAGGAATCACCGCCGGATACGGATTGTCTAAAGATGGTTTTTCTCCTTGTTTGAGTATGGGTGTATTTTATAGAATATGGTGAGAAGCCACTGATGTAAGACGGACAAAGCCTGTCTTACGCCTATCGTGAAGTTCTATCCTACAACGGCAACCCCTACCCTGCAACCTACCCGCCTGCCTCGTGCTGCGGCCTGAAGGGACCTGCTCTGCTGCCTGGGCTGTCCTGCGCCATGACACACTACAGCCTCGCCTACCTGCCCTGCCCGCTTATCTACTGGCTACTTCATGGTTTTAAATAAAAGTTCATTCACACCTCACTCGCTTCGCTCAATTCGGCATCAATTCGCTAAATATTAAATTAATATTGATATGTTCTCTCATATCGCTCCCTACGGTCACGATATTCGTTCACTTAAAGGATTAAACAATAAGCCAAACAACATATAGGGCAATACGCTCCTTCACCTCACTCCCTTCGGTCGATTCGGTTTCAGTCACTCCATATTATGAGGAATAAATAATAAGGTCTTAAAAGTTAAAATAACATGAATAAATGATAATTAATTAAAACAAGATGAATAATAAAAGCGGGAACGATAAAATCGGGACTGTTTTTATTCAAGATAACTTGGTCCACCCTGATGCTCAGCGTGTTACAGGATGATCGCTATTTGGTGCCGTTTTTGTCGTAATGCGATTAGGTACAAAAAAAGACCTGTCCCTTATTTTCTCAAACCAAGGACAGGCTAAAAGCTTTTAGTAAAATTTGGAGCCAATAAACAATTTTGTTACATTTGCTCCAAAAGACAAATATATGGCGAATATACTCCAAATATCAGACGGGCGCAAGCTTCACGACAGACTTCTTAAGAAAGAGTCGGTCTCACCTTTAGAGGTTATACGCAATGAGTATAACCGTTTTAGCTATAATGTAGTGCGTAGACCGGAAGGTCAATGTTTAGGAAATTTAAGGTATTTTAATCTTAATTATGATAGCAAAACAGGTCATTTCTTTAAAAAAGAGTTCAATTTAAGACATAGCAGTAATTTTGTAATCACCGACTACTGGAAAGATCGAGTGCGTTGTTTTATTGTTTGGAACTACGGATTTGGCCGTTATTTCCCGTATGCTGATTTTGTGGAGGCTATGGTTTATGATTATCTTGTCTATGGTCGTAAATCAGTTCCATACAATATAAAGACTCAGGAGGCTGAAAGTAAGTGTGTTAGATTCTATATAAATTCTGAGATATCTCACCTTAGAAAAGTGGGATACAAGGCTTACAGGGAGGAATTTAAGAAAGAGCATCCTGAATATTTTATAGATGAAAGCTGTCGAGTTTTTCGTTGTCTTGACATGTCATTAAATAGGGAGGAGAAAATAGCGGCCTGCCATGCTCATAAACGAGATCTTAGAACTTATATCATTGACTCTTTTATTGGCAGAATAATGAAAAATCCAGGAACTCTTCATTCTTGGTTTTCGGAATACGTAGATGGAGAAGGGAAGAATCGCACATGTTTTTCCGATAAAGCTGTTAAGTCATTGAATAAAAGGTTGAAGAATAATGGTTTGAATACGTTGAAGAACATAACCTTGTATCGACTATTCAGGAGTAGGGTTAAAGAAAGATTTGGTTGCAATATTAGGACCTTCTTCAACAATGTCCTAATGAGTGCATCTACTGAAGAAGTTATCACAAAAGCCATTAAGAAAATAAAAGGCAAGAACATGATGAGCTTGTACATTTCGGCATTGAAAAAGTACCGTAATATATGCGAAGTGTATTATTCTGACGAAGATATATCCTTCGACGACATATTCCGGGAATACGGAATAGATCTTCGAATGTGCGGATAAGGTTCTTGTTATCTATAACAATACACGCCAATGTTGTGTTTTATCGCTTCATTTCCATATCTTTGTAGAAAAAGAGAAGGAAATGAATTACATTGATATTTTACCACAGATAAGAAATAACATTTTCTATGTCAGGATAGTAATGACCGACTACGATGTAGAAAATCAGATGGTTATTAGAATAGTAGCCAGAAGAAATGACGGTTTGTACAAGACGGAAGTAGTACAGTATCCAAATGAAGGAACTGATTACAACGGAGAAATCATTGTTCCTATGTTTGGTATGGCTAAGTCGTTGGTGGCCCAAATAGTAGGAGTCAAGATAAATGGTACCGAGGTACGTGTTAATAGCACCGAGGTAGAGGGAGCTGATATAACAGCCAGATACGATGATTCCCTTACCAGAATGGGATGGGAGGAGAGTATGAACAACATCCATCTTGATTTTGAGGTTATAAGCACCAACAACCCTAAAACGCTTCGCATAGCCGATCAGTCGGAATGGGGAATACTGGCAGACAGACCGGCTATTATAGAGATCGTGCCACCTGAAGACGAGAATAAGTATGTTTATTATCTTGGTAAGAATCAGTTGAATGTATTCAACAGTAAGACTCTTGGCATAAATCCAGGTCGCGGAAATGATTTTGAAAACCTAAAAGATGGTATATACGATATTACCATAAAAGGCAGTCCTTCCTCTTATTCATTTAATAGAAAGTATTTAAAAACAGATCTGATCCGTCTTAACATAGATAAGATATGGGCCAGGTCAACTGTGTTATGTGATCATGAGGATGATGACGTTATTGACAAAATAAAAGAAATAGAGTTTCTGCTGGCTGCGGCTGAAGCTAATATGAGATTAGGGAATTTTGAAAACGTAAAACAATTATACGAAAAAGCATCTAAATTGATTTACGTTCTCAATAATTGTGAAAATTGTGGTTGCAAAATGTAATTAATTAAATATAAATAAGTTATGGGATGTGGATGTGGAAGAAGTAATATTACTTCTGTTAATAGAAATAGGGCTATAAAGCCTCAGTCGAATACGACACCTAAAGCTGATTCTAATGCGGCTTGTATTCAGAAATACGATGAACTTGCTGTATTGGACAAGAAAATCATAGACCTTCATCGCAAGTTCAGGTTTGTAGGAGGTGTAAGTAAAAGGTATGCTGATATTCAAAAGCTGGTAAGAGGCTGGATTGTTAATTTGAAGAACGAGTGCCCGGATCCGGATGATCTTGCTACTTATTCTGAATACATAAATAAAGAATACGCCAGGTATTTTACGTCAAGGTGATATGGCAGCTACCGGAAGTACACAGCAAATTCTTTTCCCTTCATCTTACTTATGTGAGTGTGCTGATCGTTTTATAGCATGTAAGGCTGATCAGTATCTACAATATCATAAGTATAAGGTAGGTATCAAGCCTGATATGGATACGGTTTTTAAAATAGATCGTATGAGAAGAATCGTCTGTGAAGGGGAATGTGGGTTGTGTCCGGACGAGATTCATAAATTCAAAGAAGAACTTAATAAGATCTTGTCATGAAAAAGATGTATTACAACAAAGAATACAGAAAAGCTTTCAAGAAATCGGATTGTCCGGAAGATCTTGGTTCTGAAGAAACGTTTATCGTTCATGAAGCTGAATTTTGTTCGGATATAAGCCAAGATGATGCAGATAGGAAAGCGGAAGAGTTTGCGGAGAAAGAAGGTCCGTTGTATGCTAATAAAGTAGGTGGATGTTGCAAGGTTTATTATAGCACAAGACAGGAAGGGGATTTCTTTAAAAATGATTGCCCTGATGGTCAAAAGCAAGAACAGCCTATACATTACGTGGTAGAGGCCGGTCGTGTATGGTCTAAGTTCAGTACCGAAATAGCTAACTACGAAGCTGCGAGGATCCTTGAGCAAGAGGGGCAGGCTGCCGCTAACGAATCTGGAGTATGTAAAATCGTTTATTACAACGAAGATCAACATGGTTGGTTTAGTAAACGTTGTAAGGAAGGATGGAAGGCTCCTGAGAAATACAGGAGGATATACGCCGGTACCGTAACGTCTTTCATTAGCGTTGATGATGCCAATGAAAAGGCTAAGAAGATACTGGAAGAAGAGGGCATGAAATGGGTTAATGAAAATACCAAATGCGAGCCTGTTGTTGATGAATGCAAATTTGATTTTTGAAAATGAGCAACGTAAAATTTAATCCGACAGAAGGTGAGAATGATAAACTGGTGTCGGTGTTTTCTGAAATAAATGAAGGTCTTGATACGACTTTGAATTACACTATTTCCGATGAAGGGAATAAGGTTAAGAAGAACATCGTAGTTAATCAAGTTGGTAAAAGGGAAAAGTTTTTATCGAAGAAAGGGGAGGAATCTGAGCCTTTTGTTTTGTCTGATGGTAATACTTTCAACGTTCTTAAAGAAGGTGCTTCAGGATCAGCATCCGCTTGGGCTGATGACCAGCTTCCTCCAGAAGCCACAGAATCAGTTGGCGACAAAAGCCTTCTCCCTTCTTGGGATTTTTACCTTATAGACATGACTCAAAATACCGGAGACAAAGTGCGTCCGGTAGGAAAGCTTCGTAAGAATAATCTCCTTAGATTTGAAAACGGAGATTTTGCTCCTACGGTAGGCATAACCGAGGAAATGAGAGCCGAATGCGATGTGGAACTGTATTTGGATAACGGTCATAAAAATAAGTATTGTGATGCTGGAGCATTTGACGCCAAGGCTTTTTATGAAGAGTATGGTATTGGTCAAAAACTTTATAATGTATCAGGATCAGAGGTAAGGATTTTAAGACCTTGGGAGACTACTTCAAAGAATTATAGCATATTCTTAGGATGTAGCAAGAGTCTGTATGTAGTTGATAAGGTAGTTGGTAAAAGCGGGAAAATATGGTCTGGTGTGTACGACGCAGACACGGTTCCTATGCTGGACGGACTTGACCTGCGCCAGACGTGCCCTGTGCTGCCGCCCACAGCCTTATCTCCTGGACCGGTATGTACAGTAGACTCCAAGGCAAGATCTTTCTTTTTCTTGTATGAAGGAGAAACAAATTGTAAATCCGGAGCCGGAGTTGGTAACGCCTGCACAATGTTTCTAAATGGAAGAACTTATCCGAGGAGCAATGACGTAAATCAAATCAATATAGCTAAGTATTCGAGGGCTAATAACGTAGATCCTGAATCTTCTTATCCTTTTTCTGAAGGTGGGTTTTTGACCTTGAATGCTTATATTATATACCTTGAAATGCTGTACGGTACTAAATACTTAGCTAATCCAGATACTTTCGGCTCAGGGATATCAAGTAACTCCGGAGTAGGTAATGATGTTAATTATCGCAAATACGGAGGTGTAAAGTATCGTAAAAAAGGAGAAGAGTCGTGGTTGTATGGAGCATGGGCTACAAATTCTTCTATTATACATTATGAACCTACTAAAAAAACTTTTTTTTCTTACCTCATAAATTCAGAATGTCCTAAAGAACAGTGCATGGAAAGCCAGATGGCGGCTTCTTTTGCATTTGAGGCAGGAATAGAGGAAGGATTGGAGTTCGATTTTTATGGAGGAAAATATTGGTATAAGAACGTCCAGGGAGCCAAGAGTATGGTTGAAGGTCATATGAATGTTATTGTGTTTAAGGAAATGACCGGCACTATATCAGCCTTAAACGAAAATGACGAACCGGCAGAATTTGATTTGGAAGTTATCTTAAGGATGTCTTTGTACGATGGCATGAATTTGTCTGGAGATGTCTTTAGGTATTGTGGAGGAGGATACGAACAGGTAGGGACTTGTTTAAATGATCCTAATGTCACTCGAATAGGTAATACTATTGATATTTATATAGAGCCAGATCAAAAGAAATGGACATATGAGAAAAGGTCTACTATAAATAATGGTGAGGTTTTTAATTTTGAATCTAAATATAAAAAGATAGCAACTACCCAGAATTTAGGAGATAGTTTTGCTTTACACCGTATTTCTTATACCGGATGGAAGGATAAAAAAGGGGGAAGTATCGGAACAGGAGAATGTCTTTATATATGGGACAATTGCCGCTGGGCTTTATCTGTTGGTATAAAGTCCAGAATGGCTGCTCGTTTCGGCGGTACTGCGCACTATGGCACTTGTTCGCCTCGTTATCTGCATGCGGCTCACGCCACTTCTACTACGACTTGCAACCATTGCGGCCTTGCCCAGTTGTTATTAGACGTCAGTCAACCGCAGGTTTGATGGGTGCAACCCATTGATGGCGCAGCCATCATAAGCGCAGCGCTAAGGAGCAGCCTTATATACTATATCACGGCGCAGCCGTATCTTGTTAATATAATATTTTATAGCTACAAAACAAAAATTTAAAATATTTAATACAAATTGTTTTGTAGCTATAAAATATTATACATACATTTGCAATGTCATTAGACAACAGAGATAGTTAACATTATAAACAATAAAAAATCTATTCAATGAAATCCGTTAGTCTGCTAACAAGTTTTACATTGGGATCTGACCTCTGAAATAGCAAATAACGGTTGAGAAAAAGGTTAAAAAGAATTGGCTGCTCGTTTCGGCGGTAATGCGAACAATGGCAATTGCTCGCCTCGTAATCTGAATGCGAATAACGCCACTTCTAATACGAATCGCAACAATTGCGGCCTTGCCCTGTGTGGGCTAAAAAATTGGGTATATTCTTTTTAATCTTTCCCAGGAGTGGAGAATCAATAAAAGACAAGCGTATGAGGTTATATGATAAAAATATGATAGAGATGCGCGACGGTCGTAAGCCCGTCATTAGCCCACAACTGAAATCAGTTTCAAACTATATAGATATAAGTTTGGATGATATTAGAGAAGCATGCGAAGCAGCATTTAAAAACCATTCTAAAAAGAATGATGTTGTTAATTTCAATTCTGATTTTGATGGTAATTCATTAAAATTGTATGAATGGTATTTAGATGGTACTTATGTCAGCAAAATCAAATATCGCAAACTTGTAAAAGAAAACAAGAATGGTAAGGTTCGTGAAATAAACAGCCCGGATCTTACCACCAGAATCTATCAGCATCTTGTTTTAGTAAAGTTAGGTCCTTTGTATTATGAGAAGGATAATATGAATGGTCTTAATTGTAAGCCTGGATTTGGCATAACAGCATCGTCTAAATCAAGGTCTCTTATTAAAAAGATGAAGCATGTTTATTATGATAGACTTGATTTGAAGTATTGTTTGGTTATAGATCAACGTAAATGTTATAACCATGTAAAAGACAAAGTGTTTAGAAAAGTACTTAAGAACTTTATTTCAAATAAAAAGTTTATAGATTTTGTAATAGACGTAAGTTTCGTATCTGGAGAGCTACCTATAGGAACCCCTACAAGCCCTTTCATTCATCATCTCCTTATGAAAGATTTTGATGATCTTGCAAAGAGAATAGCTCCTTTTTCATTGAGATATGCCGACGATAATTTCCTTGCTTTCTATACTAAGGAGGATGCTAATACTGCCAAATGGAGGATTAAGAATTATTGGTGGTATGAGCTTAAGATAAGATCTAAAAGGCATACTTGTATTATAACAGACATGGATAGACCTCTTGATTTTTGCGGGTATGTTTTCCACCGTAATAACAAAGGCGTATCTGAACACAATAAAGGTTATGTGACAATAAGGAAGAGGGTAGCCAAAGACGCGAAGAAGTGTATTACAAATGAAAGCTGGTCTTCTCATTTCGGTCTTTTAAAACACTGTGACAGTTATTCATTAATGTCAAAAATAGAAAATATCATGAAATTACGAGATTTAACAAGTACGATTCGCATTGATAAGAAAATGGATGCGGACAACATTGATGTTAAAAACCTTGAAGGTATTGTATTTGATATCGTGAACTATGAAATACGAAGCAATAACAAGAATGAACCAAACTGGATAAAGTGCTTGATAGGTATTCCTGAAACCAATAAAGAAGGGATTCCTACCGGCAGGAAACTCGCAAGGGAATTTCATGGTAATTATCAAGGTATAGTAAATTTTATTTCAAAATGCGAACTTACTTATGGCAAAGATGCTATTCTCCCTATTACCGATGTAGAGATAGAAAACAGATGCGGATACGTTTTTAAAGGCAGCACTAACCGCTTGGAATACATTGATTGACTTCTCATTGTGATGGTGTGAATGAAAATTGTTATCTTGCACCAAAAAAAAGAAAGTCATGAATTGTAACACTTGTAAAGATGACAGACCTGATATTCTGAGATCTAATATCTGTATCGGGTCTGATCCGTGTAATGACTGTACGGACAATTGCGAAATTCTTCCAAAAGAATGCGATTGCCCGTATGGTCATTTAAGCGATCATTGCATTCATTATACAGGATGCAAGACATTCATATCCAAATTAACTCCAGGTATGCCTTATAATGAGGTTATGCATAATATAGAACTGGTTTTTGAAAACATAGATAAGTTTTTGGATAGGATGGTTGAAGAAAATACGCTTTTAAAACAAAGGGTTGAAAAACTTGAAAAACAACTTCAAAATGGAAAAGAGTGCACAAATTGGTAAGGGCTTAAGTGGTAAACACGTATATGTTCCACATGTGGACGAGACGCCGGTACCATGCCCGGACGGATACACCTGCACGAACTGCGTGTACTGCGCTGACGGCATCAACGCTGGCTACTTCAGTCTGGCTCAGAAATCTGATCTTACGGCTTTAATCAATGCAATGATATGCCGTATGGAATATCAAGATAGGGAAATAGAATTTTTAAAACAAAAAATAAATATTTTGAGTAACAATGGCAATAACAGGTAAAGGTTGTTTTGGCAGTCATGGTGGGTGCGAACGCCCGCATCATTGCAATATTCCTTCTTCTAACATATTCTATGATGGAGAAACTATAGAAGAAGCTGGTTTGTATCATGGTATGCCTTTAGACAGGGCTTTGGCTAATTTAGCCAAATACGTTTCAAGGGGTATTAACGTAAGTGGATCTGTCAATACAGAAGTGTTTGACGGTACTTCTCATGTGGTTCTAAAGAAAGATCCGGCAGAGATTTTGCTTGTGTCTTATTGCGGAGGTGTCGTGCCTTCTGATATGTATAAAGTCCAGGGCCGTACTGTTAGGTTCTGCCGGGATATGTGTCAACAAGATGAATTTGCTGAAGTGAGGGTCGTGTACCGAGAAGAGGCAAATAGTTCTTATGGGTTCCATTGTTAATTTAGGAGGATGAGAAATGGCAGAAAAATGCAAAGGATTTATATGTGGGGGTAATCTCGTTGATGGCTCTGTGCCTTCTGATAAGTTAGATAAAGAAACCATTATCGAGCTTATTAAAGAGATTCTGAAAGAGGAAATGCACGAATCTTGGCTTAAGGAAATAATAGAAACCATACTTAAGGAATCCATTGATTCGGATTGGCTTCGTGAGTTCTTTAAAGAGGTTCTTAAAAAATATGCTAAAGAGGAATGGTTTAAGGACATTATCTGCGGCTTAGGATGTGTAGGTGTACAAGAGATATTCGACGTCATTCCTACTGATATAACGTTTGAAGCTACAGGAGGTACGGCTACGGTGCAGGTGGTTGTCGATGATGGAGTTGAATGGGAGTTGACACTTTAAATTAGGGAGGATAATTATGTCGAGAGAGAAAATATATAAGATGGATGATGGTTCTTGGCTTACCTCGGACAAGAAGGAAGGTGTCGGTCGTGATAAAATGAATTTCGATGCTCCATCTTGGAAAGGAAGGGAAGATAGGATCACTATCCGAATTGTGAAAAAATCCGATACTGAAAGTATGAAAGCTATTACTTTCAGGCAAAAAGGCATTAAAATCACAGAAGTCTCGGTTAGCAGGCTGGAGTTCCCTATATCTGGTGGAGATAAGCAGATCATTATTACTACCAACGCCGCTTCGATCAATGCCCTTATTACGGGTGAGAAAGATATAAGGGGTGTCATAAAAGCATTTACTACCGCTTCCGGTCTTAATATTGACGTCAATGATATTAGGCTTGATTATGGTTTCCCTGGTGATCCGGGTCTTGAAGACACGTTCCAGGTTTCGATGATTGTTTCCATGCCTGGCAATGAGGATGGGAATGAAGTTAATGAGAACATAACTATAAATGGTGTACTGATTCCTATTTATCAGCCTGGAAAGGTCGTTCCTTACATTAAATTGGATAAGGAATTTGAACAAATTGAGGGTGATGAAACAAGCACGCAGTTAAGTATAGAAAGTAATATAAAAGATTATGTTATTGAAATAGTTGAATGCGAGTCTGTGGATAAGGAGGAGATTCACCTGGACAAGGATGTTGTTGATCTTGATTCAGATGGATCACCGGAGGTAATCAACGTAAGTACAAATCCTGAAAATTTAAGATGGAGGATTAGGAATGAAAGTAGATAATTGTTGGGCGAACATAGATAAGAAAGAAGGCGGTCTTAACAGTAAGGTTAATATTTACTTTGATGAAAATGATACTGGTGCCAACAGAAGTGTCAAGATAAGGGTGTCTTCCAGGGACGGTAGCGTATCTGAAGAATGTACGTTAGTTCATAAAAAAAAAGAACAGGTAGTTTATAGAAATAAAAGACAATCGGCTCTTTTCACAAAAGAAGGATGTAATTCTGAGACAGAGAAAGGGGAAGAGCTTGAGTACGTTGTTGAGGCCGGAAAATACACGTCTATCATATCTCAGTCTGATGCTGATGACAAGGCTATGAAAGACATTGAACAAAATGGTCAGAACTGGGTTAATGAGCATGGTCGTTGTATAACCATATTATGGTACAATGTCAAGAAATCAAAGTCGTTTAGAAAGAACGATTGCGATCCTGATACCGAAGAAGGAAGTTTGGTTACGATGACAATCGAAGCCGGGCAATTTTCTTCTACCATAAGCCAAGAAGATGCTGACCGTAAGGCTGAAGCTGAGTTGAACGCCAAAGGTCAAGACTATGCTAATTCTCATGGTACTTGCAATACCATAAAATGGTACAACGACAGGAAATCCAAAATGTTCCAAAAGACAGATTGTGAGGTAACTGAAGTTGGATCTATGGTAGAGTATGTTGTAGAAGCCGGCCGCTTCTCTTCTTCTGTTTCTAAGGAGGATGCTAATCAGAAGGCTTTGGATGCCTTGGAAGCTGAAGGTCCAGGTTATGCTAATGAGCATGGTACATGTGAAACAAATTTATGGTATAACGTAGAGAAGTCAAAAGTATTTTATAAAAATGACTGTGAAGATGGATTTATCGGAGCACCTTATACTTACACAGTAGAAGCCGGTAAATACACATCAGACGTAAGTCAAGAAGATGCTGATAAGAAAGCTCTTGATGATATAGAGAGAAACGGCCAAGAACAAGCCAACCTTAATGGTGAATGCATTGAGGATCCTAATTATTTTATAGGAAAGGCTTCGGCTCGTGTTCAGAAAAATGATTGCGATGCCGAATCTCAGACCGGAAGCTTCGTTGATTTGACTGAAAAGGATCTTGCCGGATATCCAGATGCTTTTGTATCAAGGGAAAGCCAGGAGGCAGCTAACGCGTTGGCTGAAGCAGCTATGGAAGAACAGAAACAAGATCTTGCAAATAAGAAAGGTACTTGCATAGATAAAAACCAATTTGTTGGTGTATATAGCAAGGTATTCACAAAAGACAATTGTGAAGGAGAAGGCGTAGGCTCTCAGGTAACAGTAGACCAAGACGATGTAACCGGTGGCCCTTTTACTTCATACGAAAGCCAGGAGGCGGCTAACGCGCTCGCTCAGGCTGCTGTCGAGCAACAGGGCCAGGCCATAGCTAACCGGGACGGCCATTGCACGTGGACTGGTAAATACAGTGAGGAATTTACCAAAAATGATTGTACTGAAGGTCAGGTAGGATCTAAGATTACGGTAACCGAACAAGATGTTGTTGGTGCTCCTTTCACATCTACCGTAAGCCAAGATGATGCTAATAACAAGGCCAAGGCTGCTGTCAAAGAGCAAGGTCAGGCTATTGCCAATAATAAAGGGAATTGCGAAGATATGACGGTCTATACCGGTCATTACAGCAAGAGATTCGTTCCCGAATGCGAGGCTTGTCATAAAGGTGTAGAGATGGAGGTTACGGCTGAGATGGTAAATGGAAGCCCTGTTACATCAACAGAAAGTCAAGAGGCGGCAGATACAGAAGCTCGTAGGATCGTAGAAGAAGGCGGTCAGGCTTATGCTAATAAAAACGGCAACTGTACGCCATTAAGCACCGATCCTGTATGGGAAGACGTAGAACCGGAAGAACTTAGATGTAGCGAAGGTAAGTCTCAGAAAAAGCAACGTGATACCAACGAATGTTCTGAAACCCATAATCAGGAACGTTGGGTGGACGGCGGAAATAAGGTTTGTAGCTGGACCGGTCATTACACAGAAACGTTCCAGAAAAACGACTGTGAGATACTGGATTCAGGAACGGAAGTAGAAGTAAGTGAAGCTGATGTTGAAGGTAATCCTTTTACTTCTTTCGTAAGTCAAGAAGATGCCGATAATAAGGCTAAGGAAGCTGTTAAGGCTCAAGGACAGAATATTGCCAACCAGAAAGGTAAATGTAGGTTCGTAGGCGTATATAGCAAGGAATTTACGAAAGACAATTGCGGATCATGTCAGCATGGCGTTCCGATGAGCGTAACACAAGACATGGTGGGTGGACCGTTCTATTCTAATGAAAGTCAGGAAGAGGCAAATAGGCTGGCTCAGGAAGCCGTAGAAGCCCAAGGTCAGGCTTATGTTAATAAGAACGGAGCATGTGAAACAGATAACACCGATCCTGTATGGGAAGATTCGGAACCGCTCGAAACCAAATGTGAAGGTGGTAAATCTTATAAAAAACAGGTTAATACCAACGAATGTTATGGTGGAGAAGATGAACGCTGGGTAGAAGGCGGAGATAAAGTATGTACCTGGACCGGAACATATAGCAAGCAATTTACAAAGCAATGTGCTGACGGCGGTGTCGGTTCTAAAGTTACCATAGACCAAGATGATGTAACTGGCGGTCCTTTCACGTCTACCGTAAGTCAGGAAGACGCAAATAGCAAGGCTCAGGCTGCCGTCGAACAGCAGGGGCAGGCTCTTGCTGACGCGCAGGGAACTTGTACCTGGACTGGTAAGGCAAGTAAGGTTTTCACCAGAAATAATTGCGGATCATGTCAGCATGGCTCTTCTGTTACCGTAACACAAGATCAAGTAGGTGGTCCATTTACGTCTAATATCAGTCAAGCTGATGCCAACAAAAAGGCTCAAGATGCTGTAAATTCCCAAGGTCAGGCAGTAGCTAACAAAAACGGTGATTGCGTAGCTGATAGCACAACTCCTTCTTGGTCGGATACCGGAAGTACCCGTTGCGAAGGTTGTACGTCTCAGAAGCAACAACGTGACACCAATCCATGTTCTTCTTCTTATAACGACACAAGATGGGTTAATGGAGGTGGAAAATCTTGTACAGCCTGGTCTTACTATGGAACAGGAGATTGTGTGGGCCATACTCAGTATGATGCTTATCGTGATAGCTGTTCTGGTAGCATAAATCGTCAATATTCTGTAAGTTGTAGGAATTGCTGTAATTGCGGATCTTACGGTTCTTGGCAAGAAGGTGGATGTAAGAATGATCAAGTGAAATACGTTCGTTATGATGATTGTGGTCATGCCGAATACAAATACGAATATGAAGTTGGAAAATGTGGATATGCTCCATACGAATTTCAGTTCCATGATGGAAGAACAAGCAAGTCGAGATTCGTCTCTGGAGAATCTCAGAATATTGAAGAAGTTATCATAAGTACTAAGAATGATTCATATATAGGATATTCTGTTAAATCGAAACCTTCTTGGTGTTCTGTTGATTACAGAGACCAGACATCTGAAAGCATGAAGGCTGTGGTGACATTATCTGCCAATACAACATCTTCTTCCAGATCTGGTGACATTGTTTTTGTTCAAAATGAATCTGGAAAGACTGTTACTCTTAGCATCATGCAAGATGTTGCAGTTACTTACGAATTTAGTGCCAACCAAAGCACTTGGAATGCCGATGTAAATGGAGGTACAAATAACTCATATTTATGTATTCAATTAAAAAGTAAAAAGAATGGAAGTAAGATAGGATACACTGTATCATCTAAGCCAAGTTGGGTTACAGAAGTTACAGAAAAACCGTCAGGAGTAAATTGTCCTGTTTTGTCAGGTTATGATTATTCATTTGTAATAATCTCATCCGCAAACAGCTCTTCATCTTCCAGAAGTGGCACTGTGACATTGAAGCAAAATGAGTCTGGGAAGACTGTTAGCATAACAGTCAACCAAGAAGGAAAGGCAGAGGCTAAGCCTGTTCCGGCGCATATTACATTGAAAAACGGCTCTTGGGCTACATATGGGAAGGGTAATGTTTCTTATATCCCTGGCGCCGGTAAGTGTATTGCCGGATTCGAATGGACTGGTGATGAAAAGGGAAATATCCGAATCTACACCTGTGATATTAAGGTGGTGGATGCTAATTATCGTGAGATATCTGGAGCTACTATAAGCATCGGAACAACAACCCAGAGAAGACAATCCGGAAGCTCTTGTTCGTATTTCGGGGCCGTTAATGGAGGAATATTAGCCGGATATGTTCATTCTGGAGATGAGAATGGATATACTACATGGTATATACGAACTATAAACGTGTCTTACGAAGGCAAAGTGTATAAGACCGCTACTGTTAGGCAGTATGAAAAACAAAATATCTCCAAGAAAGGTGGTGTTTTCAATGTATATAATGAATCTCCTGCTTCTTACAACTTTATCGTAGATGGAGCTGAGTGTGGTGATGAAAATGGTACTTTGAAATACGCTTATTCTCAAATGGATCTTAATCCAGCATAATTAGCAAGGGGAGGGAATTTAGTTCTCTCCCCTTGAATATTTTAGATTATAATATTGTGTTTTAAGTATTGTCTATTAGAATAAAAATGATTAATATTGCACATCATTCAATTTTAAATTTTTAGTATCATGGCTTGTAAAAAGAAAGCTCGTCAGGGTGGGGAAGTTGATAAAAAGGACAAACCCAAAATGCGTCAAGGCGGTAGTGTTGGCGGTAAGATGAAAAGAAAGAAGACGAGCACTAAAAAGTGATTGAAAACCAGGGGAAGGTGCTGATCGCCTTCCCCATTTTAATAACATAACAACAACATATTATGAGCAACAAGTTTATTAGCAAAGGACAGAGGAATGCCTGTGTGACGTTTGTGAAGTATTATCCTGTGTTGATGCAGGTTATTATGTTAGCCAGCATTTTTGATGAGTTTTATCCTTTTAGTATCACTAATTGGCTGTATCCGATATTAGGTCATTTATATCATGGGACCTATTTCTCTTGGCTTTTTCAAGAATGTTCAGGTTTTGTATATGGCATAGGTTATTGATCTATAGCATGATTTTTAATATCTGTGTAGAATGGGTTACGGTTAATATTGAGATGCCTATTGAACACAATATCGTAGTGTGGTCTGTTATGGCTGTTACTCTTTTGATAATCATTGCCTCTATTGTTTTAAGGTTTAAAACAGGATGTTTTGAAAATGAAAGAAATTCTGACAGAGACGCTGCGTAAAAGCGGTGTGGCGGTATGCGATAAGATAAAGGAGATGTTTTTAAGCGGGGAATGCGATCATCTTACAGCCAACGATCTTGAGACATGGACGCAGCTTGCTAATCCGGCTAAGTACTATACCGGAGAAGAGGCTGTTTCTTATCTTAATGTAACTTCTAAAAGATTTTATGAATATCGTAAGGCTAAGTTGGTTCCTGATCCGGTTAAGATAAAGGGATTCCCTAAACCTTTATATACGAAAGTTATGTTGGATGAGGCTATAAAAACCATATCCGGCATGAGTGAAAGAGATATTTATATGAGGATCTTGAATGCTAAATCAAGAGAATCAAGAGCAAAAGAAAGGAGGGGAGCATGATCACTAATGGTGAATTTGTATCAAGAGTCGTAAACGGTATTCATGCCCTTGACAAAGATTCGCATGTTAGTCGGAGATGGATATTGAATATCGGTAGAACTAAAGCCGAATCTTATACAGCACAGAGGTGGGATGACGGGACGTTACTTGGTGACCACCGGCTCCTAACTTACGTTACTTGCCTGGAGATGATTGAAGTTGATAAAATAGTTTGCTGCGATGCCGAATTTGCGTTATGTAATACTTTGATGCGGTCAAAGCATAAGCTTCCAGGACTTCTTTATTCTGCCCTTAGACCGGCTATTACTAAGGTGACTAACGTAGATAACACTATATTTTTTAAGTTCGCTGAAATAAAGTCGTATCGCAATGAACAAAAAAGACCGTATGCTAAATACGTTAAAGAACGTCGTCCTTTTTATTATGTAGAAAACGACTATATTTATATACCGGATTTCCATATAGAGCTTATTAACGTAGAGTTCTTTACAACAAGAAGAAAGAAGGCTCTGGAGTTAATGGCTTGTGATCCTACACCTAAAGGGTGCGAGTCTGAATGGGAATACGAATTTATCTGTCCTATCAAGCTAATTGAGTACGTGGTAGCAGAGACGATAAAGGAAGTAGCGTTCAGGCTACAGATTCCTGTTGATGAAAATCCGAATCTTGATTCCAATCAGAAAAGTCAAATTGTTCAGTGATTCTTTTTATTGGACACCCGGCCATAGTTATATAGTTTGGCCGGGTGTTTTTTTGTACTATTTCAATGCAAGAACAGGGTTTCCCCATTTTCTTTTCCATTTATCTCCGAGGTAATTTATCAAAGAATTGTAATCTTTGATAAAACCGTCATCAATAACAGAGGCTATGACGTTCTCTATAGCTATTATGTCATTGAGCTCATCTTTGCTGGCAGTATTCCTTATCCCATCTTCGTGTTTATTAAAAACAATGAAATTAATAGCTTTAGCAACTCTCTTTATATTGTCTTTCAAGTCATTCTTGTTTGGAACTATTTTGCTTATTGCGCTACACATCCTAACGTATGCATCGCCGGCTTCGTTCCGGTTTTCTATCAAACCATCTGTGAGCCAAATGACAACCTCTGCGTAAATTTCTGGATCCATCTCTAATGCAATCATAACAAACAGATATGGATTGACAAACCATTTTTGATCTACTCCTTTTCCTTTTTTGTAGGCAAGGTCTAATTTACCAAGATCCATTACACTGCTGATATTCAGGATATTATCTTTGAGTCCGAGATTTCTCCTACTCAATAAGTCCCTGTCATTCAACTTATTAAAAAGCTCGAAACATCTCTCCCTAAAAGAAGAAGTTAGCATTATTTCGTTAATCCATCTTTCTTTTAACCCTTTTTCTTTTCTTTTTTTGTTCATGGCCGATACGGCGTCTGTTATACATATGTAACCATCTTTAGACATAACAGACACATTCATTCCTAACAAAACTCGATCTTTTGATTGTAAAACAACATTTGATTTCATAACTTTACTACGATTTTAATTTTGTAAAATATAAGTCTACCTGTCCGTGAGGATCGGTAGACTTTGCAAATATAGAATAGTATTTTGACGCAACAATATATTCTAATGTTAATTATCTGAAATGTATAATTTTAATTTTTGAATTATGAAAAGAACATCAATACAATCACCGTATTTTGCAGCCTACTACCATCGTCTTATGAAGAGAAAGAATGGTTTTAAGAAAGGCATGATAAGAGATAGAGGAGAGGTTTTAAGACTGTTGTCTATTATATGGAAAACCGTATCAGAGCATTATGTGGAAGCTGATGCTGGTGTTTACGTAGATAACGTGGGCTACTTATGCCATGTGCTTATACCGGGCCAGCGCTTTACCGTCAGGCGGGACCTGGACATCGTGAGCAGGCTCGGCACCAACGGCTACCTCTACAACCATCTGGCTATGGATTTCGCAGACTCTAAAAGATATTACCATTTTGTAATACAAGATAGCTTGAAAAAGAAGTTAAGGGTTAAAATGAATAAAGGACGAAGATATCGATTTATGTACAATGAAATACTTGCTAAAAGAAGAGTGTTTAAAGATTTCCAGATTAAGAGAGTTTTCGAAGATAAAGAATTAGGACACAGAAAGTCGTAGAAAAAAAGTAGCGATCACCCTTTGTAGATACAGGATAATCGCTACTTTTGCATATCCGTCTACTTTCTCAAGCGGACGGATATAATGCTAACAAAATATCTTTATACAAATAAAGCTCTATGGAGGCAAAGGTAAACAATTCTCAAAACAATGCGAAGAATAGTAACAAGTGATTATATACCATTTTACACTAAAAGTATAAAGTGATACACATTTATACGGAAATCCGTACCGGGTTCCACCAAAACCCTCTACCTTCTGGTAACATCGTTACATCAAAGGATTCTTTTTCTGATTTTCTAATGATGTTAAAAGCACCATTGATATCAGCATTAATTGTCTTACCAGAAGAAGTTTTAAACAATCCTCGTTTAATCCTTCTTCCTTTGTAAGATTCATGTTTACAAATCCGTTCATTATCCAAAAAGCTGCATTTTGAAGTATAAGATTCTTCAACGATCTTAACATTGATTCCTTCTAATGTAGCTTTATAAGATATCATTGAGATAAAAACATTAAAAGGAATAGATACAAAGTTCTGATTATTACGCTTTCCGATATTGATCTCTTGTTTCCAGCATTTGTTATGACCGATTATGATCGTATTAATACCATTGGAAACTACGTGATTAACCAATATCCTACTTGCCTTATGAAGATAATCTTTGATCTTATTATTCCTTTTGTTAGTTAATGACCTGATTTGTTTTGAAGTATGTTTATTGTCCTTTAACTTAGATTTTAAGTATGCTAGTCTTTTATTATAATACTGGTTGATAGACTTTAGTGGCCTACCATTGATAATAAAACAAGAACCTGTGTTTGAAACACAAGATGCTAAATTATCTAATCCTATGTCGATACCAAGATAGTTTCCATTATCTGACATAAGATCCTTTTCCTTCTTGTTGTAAACTATTTCAAGAACAATATACCCATTCTTAGGAACGAATCTAAGTTGTTGGATATTTTGTTTATTGGTTCTTGTTGTGAAAGAGAATTGCTTAGGTAGCTTAACAATACCTTGTTTTATCCATTTTTGAGAAAAAGCGATTGTTGTAAAAACAGCAGGGAACAAACCACCTTTGTTAAGATACTTAGGCATTCTTACTTCCTCGGAATACTCACCTCTATTCTTTTTATTAAGAAGATTGAAGAAAGATTTAAAGTTTCTATCTGCCATCATCAATACTTGTTGGGCAACCGGTGTTGGTAAAGCACGATAGTCAGCATCGTTTTCTGTTCTTAATTTCTTTTCAAGAGAATAGTAGTTAAGATATTTGTACTTTACAGTATTATCATCTTTGTATTGAAAGTAGTGTTGTCTAACAACATACAATCCTTTATTGTATAAGTTTTTACACTTATACAATAAGTCATAAAGTTCATTATAATAAACAGAACTTGACTTAATTGTATGTTGTTCAACTAATCTCATGGCACAAATGTGGGAATTATTATTTATATATAAAAATAATTTCTTATATTTTGTGGTGTAAGGCTGTATATAATCACCTAATAACATTATTTTGACGCAAAAATCCAGCGAAACGGAAACAAACGGGAGCGTAACAATCTTTAAAAATTCAGAATTTGGAGATATTAGAACCATAGTAGATCCAAATGGAGATGTGTGGTTCGTGGCTATAGATGTAGCTCGATCACTTGGCTATGCTACGCCTAAAAATCCAATAAAAAGACATGTTGATGAAGAAGATACCATTCTTTTGCAACTGTCTGATTTTCAGAGGGGCTCGTTTTGGGCTCCCTTGGAAATCAATGAGTTAGACAGCATACGTGTAATCAATGAATCTGGGTTATATTCTCTTGTTTTGTCATCAAAATTAGAATCGGCAAAGAAGTTTAAACGATGGGTAACATCCGAGGTTCTCCCCTCTATAAGAAAAACGGGTTCCTATTCTATAACACCGAAAGACTATCCATCTGCATTAAGAGCATTAGCTGACGAGATTGATGCTAAAAATAGAGCCATAGCCGAGAGAGCGCAAGCAGAGGCGGAGAGACAGCAGGCGATAAAGACCATAGAAGAGCAGCGTCCCGATGTGGAGTTTGCGGAGTCGTTCAAGAAAGTTGATCATGAAAACATGTGGTTGATTAGAGATGTGGCGAAGAAGCTTGAGCAGAATGGAATCATCATCGCCGAAAAGAATCTCCGTTTGTTTCTTGAGGAAGTCAAGTTCATGTTCAGGAATGGGCAGGGTAGATGGGAGTTATACAGTGACATTGTTAAGAACAAGTTTGGTGTTTATAGATCATATTTTGTTGACAAATATTCCGGGGAAAGAGTTAATCAGCAAACTATATATATGACTGGCGCCGGATATGAAGTGACCCTAAATGGCATAAAAGGAAAATGCAGAAATACGTTTCTAAAGTATGGTAAGTTTGAAGATCCTAACTTTTGAAACAGCAAAATAGGACATTATCTATATTATCAATATCTTTGTGGAGGTCAGGTTCGTTTCCTGTCCTCCATTTTTTTTAAGAGATGACAGTCGAAAATTATATCATAGAGTTAAAATCGTCTTTAAGATCATTTGACAAGCGTGATCTGATAGATGAGGTATCCATCTACAAATGGATAGAAATTGCCCTGAAGAAGTTTGGAGGCGATATTACTATGCGCAAAGAGGCGGTAGTGGACGTCAAGCGAGGACAGGCTCGTATGCCGGGAGATTACTTTGATCTTATTCTGGCATTTAAATGCGATTTCAAGGGATATGAGGTGCCGGAAGGTGACAAGGTGATATCAGAACTTCAAAATACAATAGCTTGGAAAGAACGTACCGAAAGAAGTTATAGGTGGTGTTCTTGCGATGAATGTTGTAAAGACGAATGCGAGAAAGTGATAGTTGAAAAATTTTATATCAATGTTCATGATCGCGATCATGAAGTTCGTTGCTATTATGACCGGCCTGTAATGTTAGGTCTTGCTAAGCCTATGCTTCGTGATTCTTGTTTAAGTAAATGCCGGAATAAGGTAATAAAGGATAGTCCGTATGAGATAAATATCGTAAACGGATTCCTGTATGCTAATTTCGATGGTCCTATTTACATGCAGTACCGGTCTCTTCCTTTCGACGGAGAATCTAATATAATTATACCAGACACGCCTCAAGGTCTGGTATTGGATTATGTAGATAATTTTGTAAAGATGAGATTCTTTGAGGAACTGATGTATAATGGAGAAGCACAAGGGGCTGCCGATTTGTTCAAGTTGTATGCACAGCAAGATTTGGTTAAGCTGAAAAATGCTAAGACCGAACTTAAGATGATGGGTATGACATTAAAAGGCATGTACGAACCTCTTAGGCGGCGCCGTGCTGAGTTTGAGATATATACTAAGGCGTATCCTGTAATTGACAATATACTTAAATTGGTATGACGGAAGTAGTTCTATTTATATACTTGCTTGGTGTTATTGTATCTATGATTGTTTGGTCAATCAGGCAATTTAAAGGAGATGCGAGTTTGGTAGAGACAATGTACTGCCCAATAGTATTTTTGTCGAGTTGGATATACGTATTCGAAATATTAAAAAAATAAACAAAATGTTAGAAGTTAGTGCAAGCGAAATAGTAACTGCCGACAAAATGAGAGGCGTAGGACCGGCAAATATTATCTTCACAGCCGGCCCTAATCCGGTAGCTGAAGATCGTAGAGGCGTAGCTAAGGTAACGGCTGGTGGAGAGAGTAAGAACGTTACAATCACACAAGCTGCCGGCGAGCAGGTTGTTGTAATTCCTGAGTTCGATTATCTTGTTCTTAGGTACGGATGGGAATCAGAAGACGGCTCCGATTTTGATACTGCAACTGGTTTTACAAATACAGGCATATCAGAAGTAGATAATAAGTTTGTGGGATGGAGTAAGCAGTGGGCTACCACCCAACAACAGGTTGGTGATTACCTTGTTTATGGTGGTGATAACATGCAGTCCGGCCTTGAAGGAGCGCTTATTAAGATGAAGACCTTGCTATCAGCGCCGGGTATGGACGAGTCGGAACCTAATATCAATGCTGATATCTATGGTAATTGGTATGGAAATAGAGGGCGAGGAAATATCGTTGTATCTTTTACAGCCTACCTTGGAGGAGAGATGGTTAAACAAGGATTTAATTTCATTAACGAAGGTGGTGAAGAGGTTTACTCCGACAGTATCACTACCAACGTTTCGGCTCATGGGGAAACCAATTACCAAAATATAAAAGGTTTGTACACTAAGATGGGTACGATGGTTTATAATAAGGAAAAGCGTGATTGTGTTATTGTTATAGGTTAAGGTGATGGAAGGTCTTTGGGATAAATACAATAGGATTAAGGAGGTATTTTATCGGGATTTTGTTTATGATTCCAGCTACACAAAGCAGGCCTCGTGCATCCCACTGTCGTCGGTTAAGAACGGGGTAGGCTGGGTCGGCGACGGAACCATTAATCTGGCTCAGTATCTTCAGTTTCTATACACGGAAATAATTCTCGGCAATAAGACAGAAGATGATGTTCGTAATGCCATATTGGTACTTACTCGCCTTGCCGATACTACTTATGATCTATTTTTTAATAACAATAAAGGTATTTATTTCAAATTCGAAAAAGGATTTTTCTTAAGAGATGACATACATGGTGAAGATGCAAGCAAATTCGGTCTTACCAAGATAAGTTCCGGGTACACTAATGGTATAGAGTTGAAAGACGAAGATCCATGCTTCTCCCCATTCACTTCACAAGATCAGATCTGGAATCTGGCTCCTATATTAGCTTTCTTGTCAGAAAAAGGATTTGAAGAAGCCAGGCAAGTAGGATACGATATTTTTGAGTACGTTATTAGAAACGGACACAAGATATACAATCCTTATTACAGTGCCTTGCTTCATCATTGGACATTCCTTCCTGATATGGATACCGATAAGGTCAAGCCGTGGGATAGGGTTAGTAACCGGAATAAGAATCTTAAATACAAAGTTAAGGTTAAGAGAGGGGCCAACAACTGGTATTTTTCAGGAGGGTTCAGATGGGCGTTTAAGAAGTTCGGAGGCGAGTGTAGTACATTCTGGCACTGCCTATGGTATAAGCCATTTATATTCTTAGCAGATAGAGTATATCATCCATACGTATGTAAATGGTTTGGTATTAAAGTTAAGAACAATTCTTACTATTGTCTTGGATCCACAAATGAAAAATCATGGTACGGTCCTGGATTTAATAAGAGGCTGGTTAAGTTCTTTAATAAGTCTTTGGAAGGATCGGAGTTATTTATGCCTCATCTTGTCTTCTTGCAAGAAGCCGAATGCGTTGAAGGAGATAAACTCAGGGCCTATTTAGATAAATGGGAATGGGATGGTGTTAATTCACCTATTGAATTTTTGATATTGTGTAACTGGTACAAAATTAAATTCGGAAAATGAAAATCTATTACAATTCTAAGATAGCTAAGTTGTTTACGTTCATTGACGGCTATAAAACAATTATGCTGTTTGGAGCCGTATTTACCGAACGTGATGCCATATCATTAAAGGCAGAATATCATGAAGGGACGCATTGTAATCAATATCAGGCGTTGTTTGCTACGGGCTTTATAATCATCTCAATCATAGCATTAGTATCTGGTCTTAACGGCCATGCAGGATGGTGGATGTTGTGGCTGCTTACTATCCCGGTATTTTTGTACTATGTATGGTATCTGGTTGAATACCTAATAAGATTGTGTATATACCGGAATCACAAGAAAGCATATCACAATATCGTATTTGAAAGAGAGGCCTTCGATCTTGAAAATGACTGGAACAAACCTGGTATATTTAGAAGAGAGTCTGAAGGGTTTAGTTTCTTGAAATATTACAGAAAGGAGTATTATCGTGAGTAGGAGAAGATATTTTGAAGAACAAAGATCTGGTAATGGAGCTATTTATCATTGTGTAAAAACAGAAATAGAACCTGGAGATAAAATCAGATTATTTAATTTAATGAATAAAGTCAAATCCGATACAATTAGCCAGGATAAGATAAATAGTGTACTGAATCAACTTAGAGAAGGTACGGCTTTTAATATTCATACCCAGAGTCCAGTTTCTTTTTCGTTTTCAAGCACCTCTACCGGTTATGAACCAATGTCAATACGGATTACATTTGACCCGTATCCTACAAGTGAACAACAGGGTATTATATACAAGTTTCAGATAAATGACCAGAGGTACGTTTTTATGTTTTCTAATAGATACGATGGAATGAGAGATCTTATTAATAATGCAGATGAAGATGTTGATTGTATTACTTCTGCAACAGAGAAGAGTAGTATGTATCGCAATGATTCTTTCTTTGTATTTGTTTGATTATCTATATTAAATATAATTATATGATTTACAATAAGTTATTATATATAGGGGGGGGTAATTCCTGATATATTATGAGGCGTCGTTTTTTTGATAAAAATAGGGAGCTTGAGGACTTTCTTATAAGGTTTTATCCAGCCGGGAATTACACATGGATAGTTCCTGATGGCTGTTTTCTCGTAGACGTTTTTTTTAGTTGGAGGCGGAGGTAGCGGTAGCTCTGCCGGCGGTGGAGGTGGTTATACCAAGACCTTCAAATCTGATAGCAAAGGTTGGAAAGACGGAGAGGCTATTGCTGTAAAACCAGGTCAATCTATTTCTATAACAGTAGGAAAAGGAGGAGCAAAAGTTTATCAAGCTGAACAAAATTCCCCTGGTAAAGATGGGGGTTACTCTCAATTTATGAACTCGTCTTATAGAGCAAATGGTGGGAAGGGGGCTAATAAATGGAAGGGAGGAGATGGTGGTAGTGCCGGCAGTTCAACATATACACAAGATGGTGCTTCGGATGGTGGAGACACTAATGGAGAAGAGTATGGAGTAATCAAAGGTCAAGGTCATACTACCAGAGATTTTGGAGAATCCGGCGGTAAAAGAAATGCCGGTGGTGGAAGCGGAGAAACCAATACCGGAGTAGTATTCCAAGGGGGAATATCCGATTATAGTGAAGGATCTGGAACAGGAGGATCAACAAACGGATCTGGTAAAGGAGGAGGAGGTTATGGCGGCGGAGGAGGCGGCGTCAGATACTCTATGGCTTATGCTGGAGCCGGCGGTGATGGCACTGTTTTGATTAGGGGTAAAAGATATAAATTATAAGTGGTAATTATATACAATTTTACACCAATCATTTTGTAAAACATAAAGTAAAATAGTATGTGTCTTATTTTAATAAGATAATTTTGTATCATAAAACTGATAAGGAAATGATTAAAGGTTACAAATATAGATTAGATCCTACACCGGAACAGATTGTCCAAATGGAGAAGACATTTGGCTGTTGTAGGTATGTCTATAATTGGGCTCTTGATCTGAAAATTAAAACTTATCAGGGTAAAAAACGATCTTTGTCAGCGGTTGACTTATGCAAGCAGCTAACGTTACTCAAAAAAGATGATAACCATCTCTGGTTAAATGAAGTATCTAATGAATGCTTGCAACAATCTATCCGCTGTATGGATAGTGCCTTCACCAAATTCTTTAGAGAACATACCGGTTTCCCAAAATTCAAATCCAAACATAGAAACAAAAACGTTTTTAAGAATGTCAATTCTGTTAAGTTTGATTTTGAAAACAACAGAGTTAAGATTCCTATCATTGGTTGGATAAAGTTTTTTGCCAATCGGTCCTTTGAAGGAAAGATTGGTACGATAACAATATCTAAATCATCAACCGGTAAGTTCTATGCAAGTGTCTTAATAGATGACGGTATCCCTAATCCTGACAAGTTTGTTATCGATTCCGATACGACAGTAGGGATCGATGTAGGGATCAAGGATTTCGCTGTTCTTTCCAATGGGCAGGTTTTTAGTAATCCGAAGTATTTTGAATCTGCGCAGAAAAGATTAGGATGCTTGCAAAGAAGGTTCAGTCGCAAACATAAGGGAAGCAATAGATGGAAGAAGGCAAAACATGATGTTGCCGTCTGTCATGAACGGATTCGAAACCGTAGACAAGATTTCTTACATAAGGTCAGTAAGAAGATAGTAAGTGAGAACCAAACTATTATCATAGAAGACCTTAATGTAGGAGGTATGTTGAAAAATCATTGCCTTGCTAAGGGTATTGCTTCTGCATCATGGAGCGAGTTCTTCAGGATGTTGCAATATAAATCGGATTGGCGCGGTGTTAATTTAATTCGGATTGGAAGATTTGAGCCGAGTTCTAAGATGTGCGGATGTGGATACATACATCGTGATCTTAAGTTATCGGATCGTGTATGGACTTGCCCTGAATGTGGTTCCGTCAATGATCGTGATTTGCTTGCAGCTAATAATATTAAAAGATTTGGGTTGGAAAAGAAGAATCTTCTAACCCAAGAAAATATTAACAAGACACCGGTGGTGAACCGGGAAGGGGGCGTGGAGTTGTCGGCATTAGCTGGAACGGTGAAGCGTCAAAATGTACTGGTGTAAATTGGTATATAATCACCTCTCTTTTGTTATCTTTGTGACAAACAGTTATTAACATGGCATTAGAAGATAACAGAAACATAGCGGTTCCTCAAACAGGTATGAATCGCGATCTGCATCCGTCGAGTCTTACGGATCAGCATTATACGTTTGCCTTGAATGCCAACATCGAATCCGAGGACGGTAATGTTGGGATGAGATCTAATGAGCACAGTAATCTTAAATGCATTGATTTCGATGGATTTAAAGTTATTGGTTACAAGAATGATCTTACTTCAGGCAATATCTATTTTTTTATAACAAATCCTGAAACAGGCGTATCTAAAATAACTTATTTCAAGCCTGAATCCGATACAAGTATCTTATCCGATTCCGATATAGAATCTATGGTAGAAGGATCGGAGTCGTTGTGTTCTGGAATGAAGACCTTGCTGGAAGACAACGAGCAAGATCCGTGCCTTAAGTTCTCTATCTATCATCCTATAAAAACCATAGAAATAAAGACAGAGAAATGTGGGAAATGTATTTACTGGACTGACGATTATAATCCTCCCAGGTATGTTATTGTAGACAAGGCTCTGACTCCGGATGATGAAGGAGATATTTGGTATCATTATCATGGGTATAAGATATGCGATAAAGAATACGATAGGAAAAAGTTCATGCAGGAGAATGGTTGTTTTCTGGCATGTGAGAAACTTAGGGTGTTTCCGCTACTGGACCAGCCATGCGTAGAGCCGGTACAGATAGAGTACGGTGGCAGCCTACGTGCGGGCGTGTATCAGTTTGCTGTGGCCTTGTGCGATGAATTTGGTAACGAGAAAACTAACTATACTTCATTGACTAACCCTGTTCATGTATTTGATGAGCAATATATCAGGATAAATGATGGTAAATGGGGAGAAAGAACTAATCTTGGTATAAGACTTAAGGTGTCTAATCTGGATAGGCAAGTCAGCCATTACAAGGTGGCTGTTATTCAGAATACTGTAGGATACAATGGCGAAACACAACCTGTAGTGGATTATTTTATAGAAGGTATTCATCCTATTACAGAGAAGACCATATACTATTATTCTGATCTTAATAATAAGAGGACAACATTTGAACATATTTCTTTAAAAAGAGCCATATATAATACATCAAGAGGAATAGTGTCAGTCGGAAACCGTCTTCTTCAATATGGTCTTACGGCAGAAAAAGAATGGAATTTGCAGCCTGTAGTTTCTCTTATGGGGCATTTTCTAAAATGGCAGGCATCGGTAGCCCACGAAGATCTGTATAAAGATGGTAATGCTTGTTCGTTGTATGTGGGATATATGAGGAATGAAGTATATCCGTTTTCTATCTCGTTTAAGACATCTACTGGTTATAAAACTCCAGCATTCGTTCTTATCCCCCCACCTTCTGATAAGGCAAGAGAGGAAATGAACAAAGACAGTATCCCATACCAGTCTATAAACGCATATGCTCCGGATTGCTCAGGTGTTGATAGGAAATATGTATGGCAGTATAGCAATACGGCAGGAGATGGGGTATTGATTGACGACGATGCAGTTGTTATAGATGAAGAACAGAAAGAGTGTAACAACCCGGCTACTGTAGGTCAAACTGTTATAGTGGAAAGCAATTTTGCCACTTTTAAAGGTAAATCAAGATTTATTATCGATTATGGTGATATTGTAGGAACCCCTATAAATTATTTGTCTGAAAATATAGGTCTTGTAGCTTGTAATAATAAGGAGAACGGAAACAATGAAAGACAGATATGTGATATAGCTACCAAATACAGAGAAGATGGAACACAGGATTATATGGAGCCAATTGATCATATTAGGTTACCAGAAATGGAAGGAGACTGCGAAGTCCCTCATCGTCAAGAATCTATATTGTCAGCTCCAGTTCCTTTAATAACTGGTATTGTAGAGGATTATATATATAAAGAATTAGAAGACATGGAGCACGTGTCTACCGACTATTTATATACAACCGGAGGTGAGAACCAGAATAAGTATTCTGTTCTATTCAATTACGATACAATGGATTCTTTGTCTGAATGGATGGATGAAGCATTTTTTGGTGACAACGCAGGTGATAAATCCGGTGATGGAAGACAGCACCTTTGTTCCGAATTTTATCCGTATTTGCAGCCAGGAAATATATTAAAGATCGTATCTGATGCTATATACGTTCTTGACACTATGCCTTGTACATGTGGTTGTTATATTGAAAATTATTGTTCGGATCCTACTGTTTCAAGGTCTGATTATAATAACTTTCAAAATAACAATTACATCCTTGGAGGATATATTTTACATATAGATGGGTGGAGTGAAAAGATAAATGGAAAAGGTAATTGGAGGGCTGGTAGATCAATGAATACGGTAATAAATGATCAATACCGGTCAAAGAACGGACCGAAATATTGCATTGAACAGTTCTGGCCTGATGCGTCCAACAAGCTCCAGGATATGATATACAAAAATTCGGACACCGGAATACCTGAAACCGATTGGGAATTTGAGGGATATGTAAATAATGCCATATTCGAAAATCCTATTGGAGATAAACTTAATATAGGATTTGCTTCTGAGTTTGTAGTTCGTAAGTTCGTGAGGAATGTAATGACCAATGCCAGGTTTATTAGAATCAATAGACCGGAGGAATGGGATATAGAAGGATATAAGGAAGAAAATAAGGTCCTTTATCTTGAAGCCCTTGGGAAGATAGATGGTATAATGGATGCTGTGTCTACCAATTACGTTCGTGTTTCTTTTTGGAAGGATATAGAGACATGGAATCCACTTGGCACAATACCGGTAGATTTCGATAGGCCTGAACATGCTTCAGGACATTCGGTTATTATCAATATAGCAAGACCCGCATGGGGAACTATAGATGATAAATTCTTTAAAGAAACGATAAAACAAGATTATTTTTATGTAACAATAGAATCGCCGGTTGTAGCTGTTCCTTGGATAATGGCATTCAGGCAAATACAATTCTGTAAATATAAGAATGAGGATACTCCAGATGAAGAGGAAGAACCAGGAAAGAAGCCGTCTCGTGCTATCTTAGGTGTTTCTTTTGCTACAGGTAAAACTATATATCCGTATATTTTTGGTATAAGAGAAAAGGAGGTAAATAAGATTGATTTGTCTGTGGATTCTATAACACTTAGATCAACTGTCTTATTTGCATCAAAATGTCAGACATGTGGAGATAGGCCCATCAATTGCAAGCCTCGTCCTTATAAATACGGGGATTTTGCATATTGGGAATCATCTGAGAAATATCCTGCTAATTTTGAACTTTATGATAGTAGTAGGATGAAAATAGATACAGGAAGATCTTATGATGATCCAAAAAAAACAGAAGCTTATTCTAATATTATGAATAAGTTAACAGAATATTATGGTGCTCCTTTGTCAGACAAAAATGGATTATCTTATTTCAAGGGTCATTCTTATGGAGGGGTAGATACTTCTACCGTATTTTGCCAGCAACCTATACGTCATTACCGGTTTCCAGATAATAAGCATATACCATTCATGAACAGTGATGAACGTGGATATGACATAGCTTCTGAAATATATCCGGTAGGTATTATGGTAGATGAGAACACCATACAAGTGTTTTTGGATTTTGCAGTGGATTCTGGTTTGATTACGCAACAACAAAGAAATACGATTGTAGGATATGAACTGTATCGTGGAGATAGGAGACTAAATAGGTCGGTTGTGGCTTCAGGATTAGCCTATGATATGCTTAGATACATAGGAGACGATGGTAATGTAAATATCTATCCTAATTACCCATATAATGACCTATCACAAGATCAATATAATTATACGTCTGGCAAAAGAGACGAGTTCATATCCCATCCTTTCGACAAAGGAGGAAACGTGTGGTATTCATTTTGTTCGCCTGATATTTATTTTAACAAGCCCGAACTTCCAAATGAAGTATGTATAGACGGGTTCCAAAGAGGAATGTCTGTAGGCAGTTTTGTGCCTGTAGAAGATCATCCAAAATGGACTATCTTAGGTCCTGCTGCTTATACGATGGCTGCGTCACTTGCCGCAGTTGAATCAAGTGCCACAATAGCCGCTATGATAGCAGAAGAGCTTCAGATAAGGGCTCAGTCTGGATACATAGGAGGGTCGGCTGGTCTTACCGGAGGAGGATTCCTAACGAATTTAAGTGTGGCCATGCTGTTTTCTTCAATGGTGTCAACCATCAGTCAAACTCTTGCTAAGGGCCCGATATTGTACGGTAAGTACCGTTATGATTGGCTTAATACGTTTATAAACAATGGACCAAGACGTAATCATGCGTGGTATTATACTTCTGTAGGATTATATAATTCAATGATAGGTATAACAGACCAGGATAAGTATGAACGAAATTTTGCTCGTGGTTTATCTTCTGTTAAGTACATGAAGTCCGGTGTGTATCCTATGATGGATGCCAGTATGTCATCTAAATGGGGAACCGGTAAAAACGATAATGAGGGACGATTCTTATTTGTTAATAATATAGATCGTGAATCTTCGTTATTTTTATCATTTGGTGATCCAGGTGAAAAAGGAGATGGTAAATCGAAATATTTATTGGAATATCCGAACTATGTCTACAACTACGACAGTAGCCGTATAGATGATTCGGTTATTGCTGGAAGCGATGTTGTAGCAGGAAGAACATTCGAGCAATCCAAATCAGTTTCATACATTTGTTCTCCGTATATGAGGCTTATGAGATATAGGTCGGATCAATATGGTCAAATAGAAGATATAAAATGGATTTCCATAGGTGGATGTGGATTTTTCACTAATGAAAAGAAACTGATGTTCGGTGGTGATACGGTGATAACCAGATTTTCATTAAAGAGAAAATTTCCTGTTTTTTATAATAGTGCTTTTGGTATTGGAGATATGATACCTTTCCCTTACATGGATTATAGAAATGTAGGATATCCAAGATATTTTGTTAATTATGATACAGGGGAAGATGCGCTTGAAACCACGGATAACGAACGTTTCAATAGTTGGACATCTTCTAATAAAGGAAGATATGCTTTTTACCCAAATAGGAAGAGCTTGTATGAATTGAACGGTGACACCTCCGGTAAGTATGTAGATGGCAGATTTTATACATGGTTCTATGGTATTCCTCAGTTCCTTGTAGAGTCTGAAATAAATTGTAATTTCAGATTAGAGGGCCCTCAGCCTCATGAATTATTCTATCCAAAAGTAGGAGATTTTGTTTGGTGGACACAAGAAAAGAATGTATCTATCCATAGGGACAATGATTACAAGATAAGTCCTATCTATTCATCAAGAATGACATTGACACCTAATATATTGCCGGCAACATACGAACGTAGTTTTTATGACTGTGCTTACCAGCGACCTAATGGTGTTATATGGAGTAGGGCTGACGTATCTGAAAACAGTCAAACAGATCCGTGGCTAACGTACAAGCCTATGGACTATCATGAGTTCCCAACCAGCAACGGGAAGCTTATTCACATGAAGCGTATTGAATCCGATCAGATTCTTGTCAGGTTCGAGGACCAGGTTTCACTCCATAACGCCATAGACGTAATCAAGGAGCGCACCTCCCCAGGGCAGGCTGAGATGGGCACCGGCGGTCTGTTCGCGTCCCGGCCTCTGGAGTACAACACGACCGACCTCGGTTATTCTGGAACCCAGAGCACTGAAATAATTAGTTCAGAATTTGGTCACTTCTGGGTAGATACTAAAAGAGCACAAGTGTTTATGACCGATCCGAACGGACGTAATCTCAAGGAACTTAGTGTAGGTATCAGACATTGGCTCAAGCGTCATCTTCCGTTTAAGATTCTTAGATACGGAATAACTAATATCTTAACCGGTACAGAGATGACAGAAGAAGATACAGACAATAAATTTATCGGTCTTGGTCTGTCTCTTGGATGGGATAACAGGTATAAGAGAGTACTTATCACGAAAAAAGATTATATACCTGTTAAGAACCCGGCATATTATAAATACGATGGTGGAAGGTTCTTGTACAATGAAACAGAGGTGCTGTCAAACGATAAGGAAATATCTTTAAAAGACGAACAGTATTTCAAGGACGTGTCGTTCACTATCGGATATTCGTGCTTGAAGCAGGAATGGATATCGTATTATTCATTCTGTCCTGACTATTATATAGAACAGCAACAATATTTCCAGACAGGAATAAACTTCCCGGCATCGGATGAAGAAGGTGGCTTATGGAGCCATTTGCTGACGAATAAGAGCTTTCAGACATTTTACGGAGCAACATATCCATTTATATTAGAAGTGCCGATAAAAGAGAAATATAACGGTTCTACGCTGGCTTCTGTAGAATACGAGCTTGATGCAAGGAAATACGTAGATGATGTGAATTACACTCTTGACAGGAAAGTAGGTTTAGATACGATAACTATCTACAACGACACAAACAACTCAGGCGAAATTCATCTTGTTCCAGAAGAAAAGAATAATTTAGCACAACGTATATCATATCCGAAGATCGTAGGTGACCATACTGAGGTCCTGGATACTGAGGTATATAGAAGACATAAGTTAAATGACTTCTTCAACAGGGTTGACGATGACCGATCTGAAACACCTATCTGGATCAAGGACGATAACGATATAAATAAGTCAGTTAATCCTGATGCTCTTAATTTCAGACGGTCATGGCTGGATAGGTTAAGGGGAAGTTGGATGCTGATGAGGATAAAGAAAGTAATTAGTAACCGGAAAATCATATTCCAGTGGTTGATTTCTGAAGATAAGATTAAGAATAGATAAATTACTATATTTAACAAGTTGAAAATAAGTAGTTTTTATTTTGTGATTTAATAATAGTTGAATATATTTGTAGCGCCTATCGATCCATCGCGGACAGGTAGGCGCTTATTTATTAACAATAAAACGGTGTAAAATTATGAAAAGTAACGTATTATTACAATCAGAAAGTAGAGAATTATTAGGTAGAAACATTTCTGTTATGTCAAAAGATGGTTTTGTGTGTATAACAGAGGTTATGGATGTATTGTCACAGAAAAGAGCGGCTATGGGGTTGGAGCCTAAAAGACTCGACCATTTAATGTCTACGTCGTCTTTTCAAGAGAAAATGAATGCATTAATTAAAGAATTGAATATCAATGAATTGACTTGTACTGTACGATATCGTACACTCAAAGATAATTCATTGAATATAAGTAAATTAACTGATTTGAAGAAATACGGGATGGCATACAGGAGAGGAAAAGGAAAAGATCAAAAATGGTTTGTTAATCCGTATTTTTTCGTTATGATAGCCTTAGAGTTAGATCCTGAAATATATGCTAAGGTTATATTATGGCTTACCGACAATTTTATAGAAAATAGAAATATAGCTGGTGAAGCTTACATTAAGATGTGCAAATCTGTTTCCTCTTTAATAAAAAACAAAAGCGAATTATCTGATAAGATAAAAATAGTAGCCAAAGCCATAAATTTTATTGTTTTTAATAAACATGAAGATGGGATTAGAAATTTTGCAACGAAGAATGAGTTAAATGAAATAATATCAATAGAGAATGCAGTTGGAGCTATAATCGATGGAGAGTTTGTTCATTCATTCGAAGAATTAAGAATGTATTTAGGTAAAGAGTGGAAAAAGAGATGGGGTAATCCAATTATGACTCTAAAATAATTTATTCAAATTAATATATTTTAAATCATTTTAATTTGTAAATCATATTTTAGTGTCTATATTTGCATCGTAATCAAGAGAGATTATAATATAAGACAGTGGTGATGGAAGGTGATACTTCGGTTTGTGTCACAGGTTCGAGTCCTGTATTTTTCATGCAAGAAAGATTAGATCAGTTGGTAGATTAAAACCTCCTTTCAAACACCTTCCAAATTATCCCTGTTTTAACAACATATACGGATGGTGAGGAGTTCGGTTACTTCGAAAATTAGTGTAGTGGCTAACACGGCTTTAGGTAAAAAAGTTTTTCATTGGTTCGAATCCAATATTTTCATTTTAGATCCGGCTCCGCTTTTCCTCTGTTTGAAATATATAAAAACTAATGAGTGGTGATGGGGTTAGTTACTTCGAATTTAGCTCAGATGGATAGAGCGATACTCTTTTAAAGTATAGGTCGATGGTTCAAATCCATTATTTCATTGTTTACACTAACTTCAGCTTTTCCCTCATTGAGTATTCATTTTGATATATTTTTTTTCAAGCAGTGGTAGTAATATCACTGCTTTTTTTTGTATAACACTTTAAAGAAAACAACAAATGGGAAAGTTTAACAAAAAGGATGAAGGTGTTAAGCCTACGATCGTGAATCACATGGGAGAGAAGGCGTATAAGCCTAACGCAGAAGAAGAGTTGGTATCTACGGTAATGACTACCATGTTATCTGATTCTTATTATGAGAAAGAAAAAGATAAAGTAGAAAGAATTAAGAACCTTATGGATCAGGTGGATCCGTATTTTGCAGCACAAACAGCATTGTATGTTAGGAAAGAAGGAAAGCTTAGGTCAGTAACGCATCTTATGGCTTCTGTCCTTGCCAGCAAAGCATCGGGTAAGGAATGGGCTTCAAGGTTCTATAACAAGATCGTTATGCGTCCTGATGATATGAGCGAAATCCTTGGCTGTTATGCGGCTCTTAACGGCAAAAATCCAAAGAAGTTAAGAGGTATATCCAGTGCTATTAAGAAAGGATTTAAGACGGCTTTGGAAGGTCTTGATCCGTATCGGATTGATAAGTATAAGATGGACAGTAGGGTCATTGCTATGGTTGACCTCGTAAACTTATTTCACCCCAAAGGCAATCAGGCTAACAAAACGGCTTTCCAGTACCTTATAGAAGGTAGGTCTTTGTCTGGATTATACGAAAGCAAGATTCTTGAAAAAGAAATGTCTAAAGCCGGACAGGATAAGAAAGACAATAAGGAAAAGAAAGAAGCTTTAGGTGACGCTATTCGGGACGTGGTTTCCAATGTAAAAGGTATGCCTATTTTTAATATGGTTCGTAACCTTGTAAACATAATCAAATACGCGCCTGATCAAATAGATGAAGTTTGTAGGCAGCTTACAATAGAAGAGAAGGTACTTAATTCGAAGATGCTTCCTTTCCGCTTTGCTTCAGCTTTCAAAGAGGTTGAAAATATAGGCACTGATGGTTCCGAAAATGATATTGTATTTGAGTCGGATAAAAAACGTGCTAAATTAACAGCGCGTAATAAATATAAGATTTTAGATGCGTTGGAAAAAGCCATAACCATATCCTGCAAAAACCTGCCGGTGTTGGAGGGGCGGTCGGCTATCCTGATTGACCACTCTGGCTCTGTACGTGGAGATATGGGAGGATCTTCTGAAGTGTCTGCCTTTAGCAAAACAAATACGGCTGTCATTGGTAACTTATTTGGCTGTATGATCGCATCTGTGCTTCCTGACGTATTTATTGGCATGTTTGGTGACAAACTTATCAATTACGAATATGATAGAAGTAAAGGTGTTTTATGGAATAACAAAAAATCTTTTACTGCCGGAGGAGAATGCGGTGGTGCCACAGAAAACGGTCTTTTTGCATTCTTGGAAAAGTGCGTTAAAGATAAGATCAAAGTAGATAACTTGTACGTTATTTCAGATATGCAGATAGGAGATGGCGAATCTATTGTATGGGAGAAAAGTTCCAATTATGAATATGGTAAATTCGCCGAACTTTTGAAAGGATTCAAGAAAGTGAATCCAAATTGCAAGATCGTTTCTATTTCTATTCAAGGATATGGAAGTGAGATGTTTTACAGAGGATCTAATATCTTGAACATAGCTGGCTGGTCAGAATCTATCTTCGATGTTATTAACAGCAAGTTCTGCGGATATAAGAATATGATTGAAGAAATTAGGAAGATTAAAATCTAAATCTTACATTTGTATCGTTTTCATAATAAGATTTCCATTATAATAAGCCGGAGAATGGATGGTGGCATTCTTCGGCTATTTTATTTATGATTATTTAACCAAAAAAAACCACCATACTTTAGAAGGTGGATGAATTGGTTTGATTAATTTTGAATCAAAATTACAGATAAAAAAATGATTTCATACAAATACAACATCTATCATTCAAAGAAAACGAAGTATCTCGACAAGATGCTTCGCGAATGTTGTTTTGTGTGGAATCATGCGTTAGCTCTACAACGTAGGTATTACAAACTGTTTGGGAAATATATATCAATTGGTAAGATGAAGAAGCATTTTGCCAAAAGAATTAAAAGAAACTTGCTTCATTCCCAAACAGTGCAAGAAATACTTGAACGTCTTGATGAATCTTATAATCGTTTCTTTAAGAAATTGGCTAAACGACCTCCTAAGTTTAAATCACCGGAGAAATTCAATTCTTTTGTATTCAAACAAGGTGGTTTTACCCTGAATGGTAATATTCTCACAATTAACAAAGGAAAGAAACGATTTAGATTCTCATATAGTAGGGTTTACGAAGGTAATGTTAAACAAATTAGAATAGTTAGAGAAACATGCCATCGATATAGTCTGATAATTATTACAGATCATAATCTTATAAACTCTTATAGAAAGACACATGATGGTGCATCTATAGGATTGGATTTTGGGCTGAAAACTTATCTAACTAAAAGTGATGGCAGCAAAATTGGGTCTCCATTATTCTTCAAACAATATCAAAATAAGATTAGAAAACTAAACAAACGGCTTTCTAATGCAAAGAAGGACTCTAACAATAGAAGAAGGAGACTGTTTGAACTACAACAAACGTATCGTAAAATAAACGATCTTCGATCGGATTTTCAATGGGGATTAGCACACCAGTTATGCAAACAATATGATTATATTTTTATTGAAGATCTAAACATTGAAGGAATGAAACGTTTGTGGGGAAAGAAAGTTTCTGATCTTAGTCATTCTTCTTTTATTGACAAACTAATGTATATTTCTTCAAAGTATGGAGTAACGATACACAAGATTGACAAATGGTATCCTTCTTCCAAAACTTGCGAATGTGGCTGCATTAATAAAGGGCTGTCGTTACGCGACCGCACGTGGGTATGCCCGGCGTGCGGCGCGGTAAACGACCGTGATATTCTTGCAGCCCGTAATATACTTCGGAAGGGCATTTCCGAATTGGAGAGCAAGAGTAATTCCAGCGATATTAATATCGGGGTTTCTTGCGTTTGTATCCAAGAATCCCATTTGCTTTAGCTATGGGAGTATGTCAAGGTGGCAGGACTATTTTCGTAGGAAACCGAACCAATCACAGGAAAGAAATATGTTTCTTGTTTCATTCACTGTCTAATATGGATGTTAGAACCATAGGACACGAATGTCTGCACGGTCTTTCCCTTTATTGTAAGTATCTTAATATTAACTACAGTTTTGACGCCGGAGAAGATGAGCACGCTGCCTATCTAATGGGATGGTTGGTTGACAAGGTTTGTGATGCTTACCACAAATTTAAGAAGGAGGAAGAAAAATGAAAGAAAAAGAATTTGATTTTGTGATATATCCACTAAAGTTGATTATCACCATAGGGTTAGATTACAAAACATTGTGTGATCGTTTTGAGAATGCAGAATTGGATCATGAAGGAGAATGGGGAGATGAAGGCGATTTAGATTCAGAAGTCTCTTTTATGAATCTTGTTCGTGATAAGAGAGATGATAGAGCTTTTAAGTTATTATGGAATTTTCAAAGTGAGAATGATATGACTATACAAAACATATGTCATGAATCATTTCATGCAGCTATGTCGGTATGCCAATATTGTAATATGTCTCTTGGTTTTAAAGTGGGAGAAGATGAACACGCAGCTTACATAGCTGGATTTGTTGGTAATTGCGCAGGTGAAATGTTTGGATTCTTAGAGAAAGATAAAGATGGCAAAGAAAACTAAAAATTACGTAAAGGACAAACAACCAAAAACATTATGGAATAAAATTGGTCCGTTTGTAAAACTTAGAGAATATCTGGCATCTAATATAACACCTGATGTATATGCCAATGAAAGAGGATTAAAAACCAAAATAATGGAATTTTTTGGTCAAGATGTTCCGAAAGCCAATGTAGATGATTTTAGTCAAAATCTTTGGTTTAGATTCTTAAACCAACCAAATAACCTGAAAGAGGAAAACGGGATTGTTAGAATACCAGACAATATCAAATCCATTATATCTGACAGGATAAATGGTGGGTGGGAGAAAATGGCTAAAAAATATGGAAAGGAGCTTGATTCCTTAGATAATAAGATAATTGATGGAAAAGTTGCAGGCAAGGACGTATCTGATTTGGAGGAGTTAAGGGATGTAACAAGTAGGAAACTTGGAATGGTAGAAGAGGGTATAGATCTCTTAAAAAAAGCCAGAACCGGGGAACATCAGGTATTTAACGAATATAATTTTATACCGGATGCTTACGGAGATTTAAATGATTTATCAGGCTTATCAAGTTTTACCATGTACCGTGATGATAGAGGTAGGATGGTTGTGAAAGATAAGTACGATTTTTATAGAAGCGATCAACCTTTTGGTGTTGGGGTTGTTACTAAGACTCTTGATACAATAGGATATCCTTTTGAAATAAGGGATTATGTAGAAGATAAAATCCCATACGAAGAGAATGATCCAAACAAGATCATGCTTAGATCTATTATTGATTCAAAGAATGATTTGGATAAAAGGATGAAGATAAGATCTAAAAAACAAGGAGGGGATTCTTCTAAGCCGGAAATAGATTGGGATTTATTCAAATCCAAATATGAAAATATGAAGCGCGTGGGTAAGGGTACGCACCGCACTATGGACGTAGATGGAATGAATATGATCTATGATGCTTTATATGATAAAGGTTTCAATCAACGCCAGATAGAAGCCGTACTTGGAAATATTATTGAAGAATCTGGTGGTAATCCCTATGCCGTATCTGATTATGGAGGGTTTAAGGGACTTTTCCAAGAATCCGATAAAAGATATCCACCCAAAGAGTTTGAAAGAGATAAAGAGAGATTTAAGAGCGATAAGCGTGGATATATCAACTATATGATAGACAGATTTTATGATCATGTTCAAGATGCTGGGAAGTATAGTATAAAAGATACTAAATACAAAAAAGCTATTCATGCAGTAAACGAATTTATGTCAGAAGATCCAGATACGGATTATTCGTATCCACTTGTATATGCTTTTGAAGCTCCATCAGATAAAGAAGGAACTTATAAAAACAGAAAGAGCGTATCAAATTTGATAAGTCAATCTTATGTTTTGGATAATGTTGATAAAAATGATAATACTATTGTTGATGCTATTCTTGGAATAAAAAATGATCTTGAGCTACAAGACTCTATTTCCACTACAAGAGGTGAAGCCTTTAAAGAAGCCAGGAAAAGAGGTCTTAAGGAATTTACATGGAATGGAAAGAGATACAATACCAACATCAAGAAGGAAGGTGGCGTAGTTGGCAAGCAGCGTGAAGCATATGAATACTTTACTAATAAGCGCGGCATGTCCAAGATACAGGCGCTCGCCATCATAGGTAACCTCATGGCTGAATCCGGCCTTAAAGATGACATATATGGAGACAACAGAACATCATACGGCATACAGCAATGGCATAATGAGCGCATGGATAAGTTGTTCAAGCACGCCAAAAAGAAAGGTCATTCTACACCCACATTCAAAGACCAACTTGAGTTCTTGGCTGACGAATACGAAGGGAAAACCGGATATTCTAATTTCTTGTACACAAGAAAAGGAAAAGAAGGACCAGGGTATTACAACTACAGCCGGCAGGATTTTATGAACGCCGATAACCTTAAAGATGCTGTAGTAGCTTGGAACCAAGGAGCAGGACGTCCTCATAAGAGTGTTATAAGAAACGATGACCGTTATAATTATGCTATGGAGGTTGCTAAAAATCTTGGTTTGGAAATTGAAGAAAATTCCGTATCTTCGTATGGTCAAATGGGATTCGGAGATGATGGAGAAATAGCAGCATCGGTAACACTTCCAGAGGTAGAAGTGGCAGCCGCCCTTCCTAACCCGGAAGTCCCGTCCCAGGAGAGACAGTCCGAGGAAGAGAGATTCCGTACATGGACTGAAACGTATGGTAAGGACATCATAAATCATTTACTGACGTTAGACGGGAAAAAGGATGGTGATGACAGTGATTACAGCATGATGTATAAACAGCATGAAAAAGAAAGCGAAGAGGATAAGAAAATGGCTTTGATTAATGCCGTGCTTCCCAATATTCAGCTTCGCATTAAAGGCGTCACCGATAATTAGAACAATATTATTTTATTTCCTCATATTAATAAAGCGAAGCCGGATTTGAGACTCGTTATGCGGATACAGAAGGTTGAAGAACGATATCAAGATAATCCGGCTTTTTTGTGCGATTTCGTGAAGGATGGAACTATCATCGCCTTTGTTTAACAGAACAGACCTACGTACTTCCACTGTCCTGACGGGCATGGGAGCCCGTCTCGCCTACCAGCCTGCCTAATTCTCTACTGGCTACCTAATATAATTATTAACGTCACTCCATCACCTATCTCCCTTCAGTCGATAGGTTCAGTCGTTTTTGAATATTATAAGTTCTTTCGTATCGTTCCCTTCGGTCACGATACTCAATCTTTTCACACAATTAGGCAAACAACACAATAGACGGAAAAAGTAATTTGTCAATCTGTTCACTCACTCAACTCCCTTCGGTCGTTAAGTTCATTCACTGCAAACAATTATATGAATAAATGGTAAAGTATATAAAATAATATAAATAATATAATGGGTAAGATCATTGAAAATGGTCTTAATATTAAGGAAAACGGAGACTATTAATAGGCGTAGTTTTAATTCAAGATTTGATGTCCCACCCCTGACGGTCAGTCGGTTACGTTTCGAGCCGTTCTTTCGTCTCTTATCCAAATCGTCATAAAACAAAAAACCTTGTATCCTATTTCTCTCAAACCGGATACAAGGCCGTGCATTTTCTTCTTTGAGCGTATGATGAAAAACCATATCTTTGCACTAAAACAACATTAATATGGACACAAAGTTAAAAGAAATAACAGATCCTCACAAGTTACACGACAAGCTCTTTAAGAAAGAGCAGGTCTCTCCGATAGAAGTTATATACAATAGCTTCAGCAACTTAGGGTACAATGTAGTACGCCGTCCAGCCGGTCAGTGTTTAGGCAATTTGAGATATTTTAATCTATTTTATGACAAACATACTCATCATTTTTATCAGAAAGACAGGAAGTTGAGATATTGTAGCAATTTTCTCATATCTGATTATTGGAAAGATAGAGTGCGATGTTTCATAGTTTGGAACTTTGGTTTTGGAAGATTCTTCCCATACAATGACTTCATAGAGGCTATGGTTTATGACTATCTTCGATATGGAAGAAAGTCAGTTCCTTATCTTAAAAGCGTGCAAGAGGCTGAAGAAAAGTGTGTAAGGTTCTATATCCGGTCTCAGATAGATATGCTTCGTAAGGAAGGATATGCCGCTTATCGGGCTAAGTTCAAGGAAGAACGTCCTCAGTATTTCATCGGAGACGATAGGACGGTGTTTAGATGCCTTGACAGCTCTTTAAAAAGAGAAGAGAAGATTGCTGCATGCGTAGCCCACAAAAGGGCTTTAAAAGAAGGGATAATGACTTCCTTCATTAATCACCTTAAGAAACATCCTACCACTTTATATTCGTGGTTTTCATCAGAGGTAGATAGCGAAGGAAAGAATAGGCTCTGTCTATCTGAAAAGGCTGTTTCGTATTTGAATAAGAGACTGGTTCGCAATGGGTTAAAGTCTCTTTCTGCATCATATCTTTTTAGAACGTTTAGAAAAATGGTGAAGATCTTGTTCGGTTCCAATGTCAGGTCGTTTTTGAATAGCTGTCTGATGTCTGTTTCAACAGAAGAGGTTTTAACCAAATCTATGAAGAAAATAGTTTCCAAGACAGTGCTGTTTTTGTACAAGAGAGCGCTTAAGAACTATCGCCGGGCATGCGGTCTTAAGTACGACCCTGATTCGGGCGGTTTGTCTGCCGTACATGATTGATTTTTAAACGTATCCCATAACGTTGGATTTTCTCGTTCGTTTCTCTTATCTTTGTGAAAAAAGATAGTATGAAATTACGAATCATAAAAAATCGTCCGATATTCGCTCCTGGTGGTAGTGTTCAGGATGTTACACAACAGGCTGATACGACATCTAATCCATATATTGATATGGACATGTCTAATGTTCCTGGTATGAGTGAGATAAATTCGGAAATAGATACGATGGAGGCAGGATTTAACAATATTATAGGTCCTGACTATTCTACTATAAAAATACAAGAACCTTCTATTCCGATTATGAATGTAAGTAATAACAATACGTTCGATCCTAAGTCTATGCCCAAAGGAACTATTGTTAGTGCTGATAAAGAAGAAAATAAATCAAATGAAAAGCGATCACAAGATGGGAATCCTCTGGATCCTATGACTGCTCCTTATTATTCTCCTGATCTTGGAGGTCGAGCTCAAATGTTCGGTACAAGCCTTGGTCGAATAAGAGCCGGTAATAAGGTTGGTGCTAATGTGGCTCAGGCCGCTTTTTCGGGATTGAGTCTTGGCATGGGTCTTGCTCGTAATATTATGGGGGCTTCATCTGCTGCGTATGCAGCCAGTAGGGACGAGCAGGCGGCGAGGGAAAAGCTTGCAAAAGAGCGCCGGCAGCAGTTTATCCGATGGGAACGTGAAGGTGGTGGAATAAACCTGGGTAATGGACAGAGAATAGATTCTTCTGATTTGACAGGAGAATACATTTACCCTCTTCCTAAATCTATGGAGGGTAATGCCAATGTTGAGATAGAAAAAGGGGAATATGTTTTAACTCCGGATGATGTTGGTCCTATGGAGGCAAAAGGTAACAGGCATGAAGACGGCGGCACTCCCGTTGATTTACCCGAAGCTCATATTATTTCAGATTACCGTACTATCGATGATGATTTTGCTTCTTACGTAAGGGAAAATTATGGCATTAGAGCTACGGAAAAAGATACGTATGCTACGCTTCTTGATAGGTATAAGAAAAAAATAGGATTGTCTGAAAAGTATGATGATCAGGAACGTGTTTTCAAGAGGTTGGAAAAGAATAAGGATGTTAAGGATAAAAACACTTCTGAGTTGAATAAGTCCATTCTTTCCAAGTACGTAAATGATAATCAAAAGGAAATAGACGAACTTGAGGCACAATTCAGATCTTTTGCTGATATTGTCTATAACAAGCAAGAGGAATCCAAGCGCCAAGAAAAGATAGATACTTTCTTTAGAGATGGCGGAAAAGTCGATTTAAATGCTGTAAGAAAACAGGCTAAGGCTCTTAACATATCTGAATCTGATGCTAAAAATTGGATATACGATGAGTATGTAAGGAGAGTTAGAAAAATGGCTGAAGGCGGCCCTACCAAAGAACAGATAGAGTGGGGTAAGAAAGTACAGCAGCTTTTAATGAAGCAGTTTGGACGCGCTCTTAATATGTCTATAGTAGATGTTGCGGACAGAGAGCAGATTCTTAATCCTGATTCTGGTGTAAATTCTAATCAAAACCTGCAACACAGAAGTAGTGCCGGTTATGGTAGGGTAAATAACAAGGCTATTTCTAATTTGCTTGATATTAACCGCTGGGCTAATAAATACAATACAGATGGTGATTTTAATACAGAAGGATTCCAGACCGGATACAATAGCCAACTAAATAACCTATGGGCTTTGGCGGAATCAGGTGCTATAGCCAATGCCGAGAAAGCTAAGAAATTTAGAGACGAATACGGATTTTGGGGAGAAGATGCCGGTAAGTATGATCAAGGAAGTAAATCGGCATATAACTCATTTGCCGTAGATGACAAATTTGGACAAACTACGGCAACCAGATCATTTTATGGATTGGATGTAGTTACTCCTGAGCAAAAGAGATTATTAAACGAAAAAGGGATAAAGAATTATGTTGACTTATTTGGTGATAAATCTGATGCAGCTAAGAAGATTCTGGGTGCCGATTATAATAAGTTTGCTGCTTTAAAAGATAGCGGTTTGATGTCAGAAACAGACTTTGTTTTAGAAGCTGTAAACCCAGCATCAAAACCTATAGAAGCTGAACCTGTAGGAACCGATTCTAAATTTCCCAATCCAGGTTCTCCAGGCAGGATAGAAGTGAAGAAAGAAAATCCTGTTATTAATACTACTGTAGAAACGGAAACCGAGGAAGAAGATGACACAAACAGAAGCAAAGGCATCGGCCCTGCTTTATCAGGCCCTATATTCCCTGAGATGTTGAGGATGCTTGATACCGGATTAGAGATAGAGGGATTGGAAAGGCATCAGGCTCCGAGAATAGATCCTGTTCTGCAATCTGCTGATCAGTATATCAACGAGCTCAACCGCGCGACATCGGCTCAGTTGGACGCAGTAGGTGACGTGCCCGACTCCCAGCGCTCCGCTATTCTGGCTAATATGAACGCCATAGCCGGAAGCAATATAGCCAAGTACATTAACGAAGTAAATTTCAATAACGCAAGGCAAATAAACGAAGCTGATAGATTCAATGAAATGGCTTATGTTCAGACAGACGATAAGAACATAGCGGAAAGGCAACGTTATGAATCTGGGTTATTGAAGGCTATGGCTATAAGGGATGAAAATCTTGCTCGTTATTATGATAGCATAAACAGCGAAATACAGAATAAGTTCAATGTTCGTACATCGTTGAATACCATAGCTTCCATAGCTCCGAATATGAGAATGCTTCCAAGTGGCCAAATTATTTACGTTCAAGGTAATCAGGATGTGATGAATATGGGTGATTATTCTACACCTTACTTGAGAAGTTTAAATGAAGAAGATGATGAAATTAAAAGAAGAAGGAGGACCAAATAGTGGCTTCACAGTATAGTATTTTAAGGCAATATGCCCCGTATGTTAGTCCTTACAACATAGATCTTGTTAAGGACGTCATGATGTACAAACAGCAGAAGGTTGATGCTGCTCGTGAAAAGATCTATACCCAGGTAGATTATCTTATGGGTCAAGAGATAGATAAGCCTGAAGCCCGAGCTTATATGGAGGATAAGATGTCAGGTGTGATTGCTAACATCAATCAAAAATTTAAAGGCGTGGATCTTTCTTCTGGTGGAGTTACGAGAGCCATACAAGGAGAGATTAGCTCGGTGCTGGACGATACGGTCATTAACGCGATTGCCGGCACAAAAGAAGGCAAGAGGGTTATGAAGGAAATAGAATCTATAAAACAGAATCATCCTGAACTTTATTCTCCTATTAATGAATGGCATGCTTTGGATCCTTATTACAAATGGAGGTCAGATGGTAAAGCAGGATCAAGGTTAGGAGGTCTTCATTATTCTCCTTATGTCGATTATACTAAGGAGATAAATAAGCTGGTCAGTGACTTTAGGAAAAACAACGAAGGCAAGAAGATTCAGACAACAGAATATGATGTTAAAGGTAATCCTACTGGTGGAATCATAGAAGTCAACGTAGATGAGCTTACTGATTCCCAGATAAGGAATTTTGTGTCTGCTAACTTATCTGAAAACATGAGGAATCAGATGAGAATAGAAGCATCATACATGGCAGCTACCAATCCGGTGTTCAGTAATCCGGATTTGGTTAGTCAATACATTGGGTCTTATGTCGAAAGATATGATAGGCACATAGGAGCATTGGAAGCAAAAAAGAAATCAGTAGGGGATAATAAGGATATTATTGATCGTATTGACAGCCAGATACAGGAAGCTAAAAATCAGAAAGCAGAAGCTAAGAGGGAGGCAGATATAATAATAGCTTCATCAGATCCAGTAGCGGCTGCTAATTTTGTTGTTACCAATAATCTTTTCGATAAGATGACTGATGCATGGAGATACGACAATACAAGTTTTGAAAGGAAGAAAGATGATCTTTATTTTGCAAGGTTGGCAGAGGATAGGGCTCAGCAAAAGTTTTTGACTGATAATGCTAAGTCTATGGTTGAAATATCATTGGCAAAAGAGCAACTTGCTCAGGCTAAGATTGAAACCGAATACATGCGTACTTACGGTGCCAAGATGGGAACTGAAAGCTCATCCGCAGGCACGACAGGCGCAGGCGGTATAAGGGTTCCTATGGCTCCTATGGACGGTCCTACGGCTATTAACTCTGGAACGGGTAAGACAGGATCTATTAACTTGGCTAATATTCCTTATGAGTTACTTAAATCTCATTCTACAGATCGTAAAGCCAATTTATTGAAATTATATAATTCATTATCTCCTACAGACAGAAGTAATATCGTTGCAGCATCATACGAAGAAGAAAAAACTGACCCAGGATTGTATGCTAATATGACTCCTGAAGAACGGATATATTCTTATTTAAAAAATAATGGAGGTCAGAAAAACGGATATTTCGGACAAGGAAATAACAGATTGTCTGAAGCTTATGATGCTTTACTTCTTTCTGATTCTAAGGCAAATGGAGCTACAAAGGCTATAAATAACATAACTGATTATCAAATCGATAATATAGTTACTGAAAAAAATAAGGATATTATCAGGAAAGTTCGTAATGCTAAGTTTATGAAAGGAAATTCTTTTATAAATCTTACCGATACAGATGATAAGGCTGGAGCCTTCCTGCTCGCCACAGCCATAACAACTGGTGTATCTGATGCCGTAGGGTTCAGAGAATACATGATGGACCCTTCAAGAGGAATAGATATTCTTAGTGCTATATCTCCGTCATTAGGAGCTAAGGCGAGTGCCGGCAAGTTGGGGAAAAACATATCTGATGCTATTACAAGCGAGAATAATGGTTCTTCTACTGGTACATTGGCTCTTATTAATGGAATGAAGAAACTCAACGGCGATCCTGATTTTAATATATCAGATTATATGACCATAGATAAGGATGGTGATATAGATTTAAAAGATTATCAGGAAGGTGAACCATTAACTATTACCCAGCTAAGATATGCTGAGAAAAACAGTAGAGTGTCTGATATGATAGCAGGTCAGATGCAGGATGAGATAAAAATGTCTGTATCTCCTGATCAGATTTCTGATAAGTTATCTCAGTATCATTACCTTGATTCTTACAAAAGATACAATTGGAATGCCGATTCACCGGAAAAGTCTTTGCAGAAGGCTCAGTTTAGAAGATTGTCTGGTTACATGGCAGGAAAGGTAAATAATCTGGATCCTACTGCTATTAATGCCATTAATATGGATGCCGAGATAGATAATGGCACTGTTAGAAGATTCTTGACTGCTCAAGTAGGTTCCGGTAAAAATTCTTATGTTACAGAAAGGGTTGAGATTACGAATGACGAGCTTCTTAAGGCGGGTATAGATCCTTCGGTCGAGGAGCGTAATTATCCGGTGGATGGTTACAAATCAAGTTTTGGAACCTGTGATTTTGTAGATACCGGAAAGAAGGAAGGTTATTCTTATGATAAGTATCTTATACGTAATGGTCTTCCCCGTTTGGCTTCTAAGGCTGATGTTAAGAATGATCTTTATGATATAGTAAAGGTTCATGGTTCTTACCTTAAGCCAGAAGAAATGAATGTTGTTAAAACCCTTGTTGATAATTTTATTGACATGTCTGATAACATATCAGTTCAGTTGGAGGGAATGGATGACAGGGGTTCAAGAGAGGTAGCGGTCAATTTCTATGACAAAAGGACTAAAAATTCTAAAAATCCTGCATTGTTGTTCTCGGATTTTGTTCCTTTGGATCCTGGTAATGATGAGTATGCGGATTACTGGAATAGCATTCACCAGAAGTGTCCTCAGTACTTCTTTGTAAAATACGTGAAGGAGGCTGTTCAAGAGCGTCTTGATCAGATGAGAGATCCGTATATGAGAGGAATAAATATCATGCCCAACATGAATGACAAGTTTAGTAAGTTGAACGATTTTTTGCAAAAAATTTATGGCTGATAATAATATAGATAGATATAATCCTGCTGCTAAAACCACTTACGAAGATGTGGCAAGGCAAAGGAAATTAGCCGAAGAAGAAAATTACACTCCGGCTACATTACCAGAGACGACAACGCCTCTGGTTCCTAATTATATGCCTGGTGAAGGTGTGTATGCCCAACCTAAATTTCCGGATTACGCATCAAGGATAGCTGCTGCCGAATACGAAGAACCGTATATAGCCAAGGAGATAAGCAACAGCTACTCGGAGGCACTGGCTCGTAACAGCTACAGGGGGGCTACACCTGCCGCGCCGCCCCTTAATCCCTATGGACCGAAGGTAAGTATCCGTGAAAGTCATCAGATGGGTAATGATGGGGTATGGCGTACAAAATACCCCAACTATATTCCGGGTATAAACAATGAGGATTATTATGCCAGAAGACAGAGCGGATGGAGTAGGTTTTGGAATGGTGTAGGTAAATTCGCTTTAAAGTCTGCATTGTATGGTGCTCAAGGAGTTGTGTCATTGCCTGACAAACTTATCAATATGGCATCTGAGGGAAGTTACAAAGCTGCGTTAAACACTAACATGGATAAGTTCGTAGGTGATCTTGACCAGCAAATAGATATGCTTCTTCCCCATTATTACAAGAAAGAGGTAGAAGATTATAATTTTGGTCAGAAGCTTTTTAAGGATACTGGTAATTTCTTATGGAATGACGTCCTTGGTAATGGTATGTCTTTTACTGTAGGAGCCATGATATCAGCGTACATGACCGGAGGACTTGGGGTTGGTTCATTAGGAAACATAGGCGCTAAATTAGGTGGAAGAATCGGAGCTAAGCTGGCAGCAAGACAAGCTGCCAACAGAGGTATAGGAAGTCTCAAAAGTGTGTTTAACGACTATGTAAGGAAAGGAGTTGCTACCGGGAGGAATGTAGGAGAGGCTGCTAAGACCATGACGTTGTTGGCTACCAGTGCCGGCTTTGAGTCATCGGTTGAAGCAAATTCTTTTATGAAACAATCCGAGTCCGACTTCAAGGATTATTATCGTAAAATTTATGGTCGTGATCCTAATGCTGAGGAAATGGCTGTTTTTCGTAATTCTAATGCTGATGTAGGTAGTGCGATATTTGCAGCTAATATGGGTATAGTAGGATTGTCCAACTGGCTCTTGTTTGGTAAATACATAGGATTAGGAGGAAAGGCTATACCAGGACTGGAAAAGAAACTTAATAAGCATCTATTTGGATTAGGGACGGAAGTTACAAAGCCAGGAGAGATGGCTATTAAGATAACCAACCCTAACATAGGACAGAAGATAGCTGGTAATGTTTTCAATATCATGAAAAGACCAGTGTCCGAAGGTTTATGGGAAGAAGGGTCTCAAGGTGCTGTCCAGAACACGGCTGAAGAATATGTTAAGTCAAGATATGACAATGTGGCTATGAATGGAGCCGTTGATGTTCTTGATGCTATTTCTGACGGATTTAAAAAACAATATACGTCTAAAGAAGGATGGACTGAAATAGGAATAGGTGCTATTATCGGTTCTTTGTTCGGCATGAGAGAAGGCTTCTTTGGGGTAAAAGAGTATAGTAATAGTCAGATATTACTGGAGAGGCAGGTGGATGAATACAACAAAGCATCTTCTAATCTTAATACGGCGGCTTTGAATACGTTGAAGAAGTCAATGAGTTTAGGTCCGCAAGTTCGTTCTGATGCTCAGTCTATGACCGGTAAGGAACTTGATGATGCTATGTTTGAAAAGATGTCTATTGATAATCAAATGGGGACCTTAGAGGATTCGGCTGAGAATTTCAGGCAGATGGTTGATATGATGCCTATTTCAGAAATAGCTGAAGCTAATGGGATGTCTTTAGAAGAGGCAAAGAAATACAAGGACTCTATTATTGATAATTATAATAATCGTCTTTCTGATTTCAGATCTGCTCAGAGTTTTGCTGAAGATCTTATAGGTGATGACTCTAAGATTGAATTTAGAAAATACGTGGCTCGTAATGCCTTCCTTGGTCTTCAATCAGAATCAAGAATGAAAGACATAGCTTCTGTCATAGAAACGCTTTCAGGACAGCCTCGCGTGGCAGATGCGCTAAGTACGTTCTCCCGGCTTTCGGACAGGGCGAGGGAGCGGGCGATGGCTATCAGTGGCATACGATCAAGGATAGAAGAACTTGAATCCGAAATAGAAGATCTTGCCACCCGTCCTCGTAACGTAGATGGAAAAGACCCACAAGCTGAGTCCATACAACGAAAAACCAAAGAATTGGAAGATCTTAGAACCAATTACAATAATTCGTTGTCTGAGTTATCAACGTTAATAGGAAAAGAGTTTTCGATAGAAGAGTTGGTAAGTAAAACCGAATCTGTTTTATCATCTCCTCTTTCTCCCATAAGTTCACAAGATGTAATAGAAGCCTATGATACTCTTGTGGCTTTTGATGATTATTTTAATGTAAAATCAAGACAGGAAAAGAAGTTTACAGCCAAAGACAAAGCCATGAGATCCTTGGTAAATGAATACCGTAGGAGTTTGATGGACTATAGGAATATGAATAATTTCTTGTCTAAGATGCTTGATAAAAGATTCTTAGCTGAGGAAAACAGGGGATTTTCAAAAGCGCTGTCTTCTCTATGGTCTACTCCTTATAAGGGGGATGACAAGGTTCCTGATTTTGCAGAGCCTAATAAAGTTGGTGAATATGACACTGATGAGGTAGTAGATCAAGCTGTGTCAGAAGGTAAGATTTCGGAAGACGAAGCTTGGACTATCAAGGCTTTTATGCATGCTCTTGATAGAGTAAGAGAAGATAGGATGAAGGAAGCAGAAGATGATATAAAAGAGTCACCGCTTACGGAGTCTGTATCGGATGAAGATTATGAGGCTGCTATGGATAATCCTATTATGGTTCCGGTAGTAAGGCAGTCTATAATTGATAAACTATATACAGGTAATGCCGATCTTCTTACTGAGAGAGAAAAAGATGTGTATGATAAATACAAACAAGATTTTGATGATTATGTATCGTCTTTGGGTGACAGTCCCGTTAATCTCATAAAATCATTATCTGAAAAGGCTGATAGGCTTACAAGTCCGAGATCTGTGTATGAGGATAATAAAGCTATTATTGATATGGCTAAATCCAATTTGGAACCAGATCAAAGGAAGGAACTTGATGATGCTATTTCTTCGTATGTTGATATAATGAACAGACGGGACAAAGGGGAGAAAGTTGACGAAGATAAGCTTGCTGATTCGGTATTTACCATAGAAGATCTTGGCCAGGTTGGAAACATCACGGATCTCCTTCCTTATGTTGAACAAAACAGGATTATTGATAAAGGTCGTATTTCCGAATCTACGTTAAGTAATTTTGGGGAGGATGATGCTAATATAGATTCTCTTGTAAATGAATTAGACGAATCTGATAATACGCCGGGAGCCAATATAGATAGCGCCCAGAATCCAGAGACGTTGATGGTAAGAAGAATCTCCAATGACGGCGATGAAAGGTATGAAATTGCAGGTCTTAGAGCTGACAAATTTGTATCTTCGATAAAATCATTGGTTCCTATTCAAATAAGTTCTGAAACGAACGCTAATGGCACTAAAAGGTATTCTCTTAACATAGGTGGAGAAACGGCTACTATAATTGAACTTCCTTATCATGCGAGATGGTCTATAGATAAAGAATCGGCTCGTGTTCTTAACCGTTACACAGATGTGTCTATTCAGGATGTGGGTAATTCCTATTCTTTGGTTTATAAGCGTCTTGATTCAGATGAGTTGGTTCCGTACAGAACAGGTGTTGGATTCGGAGAGAATGAGGTAGATAAAATAGATCAGGAAGCATTATCTTCTTTGAAAAAAGGAGATAAGGTTAATCTCGAAATAGATGTAAATGATACCTATAATCAGTCTCTTTTTGCCGAATACAATGATGCTGTTCAGTCCGGCGATAAAAAAAGAATAGAATCTGCTGAGAATAAACTGGTGTCCAATATGGTTATCAAGGTCATGAGTGGGAACAGATTCGTTTCTGTTGTAAAAGCTGACACAGGGGGCATAGATGGTATAAGTAAAATAAGAAGAACGGCTTTTAACAAGTGGAAGAAAGATGCTGGTCGGTCGGCTACCATCAGCGTCGGCACGCATGTTGTTGCCCAGACTCTTCCCGGAAGACCGGTGTTTAACATGAAGGTGAACGGTCAAGGATATGGCCAGATAGAAAATCTCCCTATTACCGAAAAAGGTGCTGAAAAAGTATCTGATGTCGGATATGTATTAAATGGCAAAGTCGTGCTTAAGAACGGTTTTAAATACACAGGATTCCCATTTGCTTATTCTATATTAAACGATAAGAAAAACAATTACAAAAATGTAAGAGTTCCGGTAGTCGTTATCAAGGGTAAAAATGGTCTTAATTATCTTTTCCCTGTTAGTCTACGTTCTGTAGAATCAGAGGAAGGGAATAAATGGATGTCTTTTATAGATATGTTGCTTGAATCTGGTGATTCTGAATTGCTACAGATAGGTCAAGATGACATACAAGATCTCAATGCGTATCTAACCAAGTTAGGCCTTGATCCGGCTTCATATCAGGTATCGTATTTGAATCCTATTTCAGGGCTTAGGAAAGCTCGTGAGGCTATAGAAAAATTATCTACGGTCCCTGATGTTGTTAAGTGGGTAGAAGATGGAAGTAGGAGTGTGAAAGATATTGTGACGTCTGAAGTAGAATCTGGAATAGATTTCGAAGGTGAGATGTTTGTTGCTCCTAAGATCAGGATTCAGTTTGGTGAATCATCTTCCAGACCCAAATCACTTATAGAGGATGAACTTCCTTTCTCCGATGAGGGTAAGACCATTACTTCTAAAGAAGACGTGGATGTTTATGAAGAGGAAACGCCAGAGGAAGAGCCTGTCCAGGCGACTCAGCCGACGCCATCAACTCAGCCGGCTCCTGCGGCACAAGCTGCGCAGTCTTTACCTGGCAAGAAGCGTACCTCCAGAAAAAACTTCTCTCTTATGTTAAACGAAATAGAATCTCATATAGAAAAAGAAGGATTGCCGCCTTATGCTAATATTTTTGATTTTATAGCAAGGAAGATTGTAGGAGGCGATTTGAGGTTTCTTCGTGAGAGAGGTAATCCAAAAAGTCTTAAAGAGGAAATGGGATTAGAACCTAAAGGAACAGTAGGTGATAAAATATCCACTCCTTCCAGTAAAGGTGGTAAGACTTTAGAAGAATACGTTTCTTGGCTTCGTTCTCAAACAGATCAGGTAGTAGCGGATTATGTTGGTCCAAGATCTGACGAACAAATTATATCAGAGTTGAAAAACTTTTTGAAATATATTAATTTTGTTCCAAGCAAGGCTTTGAATTATTCTCTTAGAATCAATGGCATGGATACCCTAAAAGAATATGGCACAAAAGAGGAAGTAGAAAAAATGGAATCTGACATCAATAGTTTGGTTTCTGAAGTTTTGTCTACGGTGGATAACCAAACTGTAGAAGATGTTTCTACTGCAATAGAATCAAACAACTTGCCTGCCATATGGGGGCCCGTGGAAAGTCTTGATATGACAAACGAGGAAAAAATAGAGTTTTTGAATAACGTAGCAGATTTCCTTAGTGGCATTCCAGAGTATGATGCTGTTGTGGAGTCTATAGAGTCAGAATCAGATAATATTTTAAATGATGGGAAAGAAGGAAGTGCAGAAGGCGGTGCAGTACGCACTGAGGAAGATGGCGATAAAAAGGGAGATGGAAAAAGCGAAGGACAACCCAGAGATGATGGCAAAGCTGAGGGAGATGTCTATTTACCTGGATCTGAAGAAGGAAGAGTAGATAACTATAGGAAGAACGGAGATAAGTTCTCTGACATTGCTGAAGTTACCTTATGGTTACTTAGAAGGGCTGCCGGCATAACCTCTATCCCGGAAGGAGAAGAGGTTTATGTAGAGGGAGATGAGGTTAATAGCATTATGACCGATATGGAATCAAGGTACGGGCTAGACACCATCAACCACTCGCATACGACTAAGGCTATAAGGGATCTTAACGGCGTATCAGGTTATAAAGTAGAATACGGCTTAACCTTTTTAACATACGATCCTTTTATTAGGATATCCAATCCAAGGAAAGAATCTAAGACTGCAAAAAACGAACCTCGTATATCCGAAGAGCCGCTTATTCACATATCAAGGGTAACAACCCCTTATTTCCTGTACGGCGGTGATGAAGCATATACATCTGTTCCGGCTAAGGTAGAACCTATACCAGAGAAGATAATGGGTCGTAATGGCATTAAATTTGGTATGAGCGTAGTCGAGCTGACCAAATTAGGGTACAAAAAAGCTGGTGGAAACTGGATATACAAATTCTACATGAACTCAGGTGTTTATGATTTGTATAATATCAGTACCGGCGAAGCGTTTAGAGCAAAACCGGATCTTGGAGTTAAGATAAGTTCCAGCGCATTCATCCGTTCTTTATCTCAATCTGGTAGAAAAATACAAAATATGATGAGTAACATGAGCCAGGAAGAGATAGATAGGAATAAGAATCTCGTAGAAGGTTCTGATAATTCGGATTCGATAAATGAGTTAAATAAAGAGTGTTGAGTATGAGAAGGAGATACGAAGAGGTTCCAGGTCTTGTTCAGTATCAGTTGAAGACCAATCAGCAGGGGAATATAGAGGTTTATGATTATTTAACTAACAAAACTACCATACTTTAGGAGGTGGATGAATTGGTTTGATTAATTTTGAATCAAAATTACAGATAAAAAAATGATTTCATACAAATACAACATCTATCATTCAAAGAAAACGAAGTATCTTGACAAGATACTTCGTGAATGTTGTTTTGTGTGGAATCATGCTTTAGCGCTACAACGTAGGTATTACAAACTGTTTGGAAAATACATACCAGTTGGCAAAATGAAGAAGTATTTTGCCAAAAGAATTAAAAGAAATCTTCTTCATTCCCAAACAACACAAGAAATACTTGAACGTCTTGATGAATCTTATAATCGTTTCTTCAAGAAATTGGCTAAACGACCTCCTAAGTTTAAATCACCGGAGAAATTCAACTCTTTTGTTTTCAAACAAGGAGGGTTTACCCTAAATGGGAATTGTCTAACAATTAACAAAGGGAAAAAAACGATTTAGATTCTCATACAGTAGACCTTATGAAGGTAATGTTAAGCAAATAAGAATAGTTAGAGAAACCTGTTCACGTTTTAGTTTGATTATAATCACAGACCATAACCCCATAAACTCTTATAGAAAGACACATGATGGTGCATCTATAGGATTGGATTTTGGGCTGAAAACTTATCTAACTAAAAGCGATGGTAGCAAAATCGATTCTCCACTATTCTTCAAACAATATCAAAACAAGATCAAGAAATGCAATAAAAGGATTTCTAAATCTGTTAAAGGATCCAACAATAGAAGAAGGAGACTGTTTGAACTACAACAAGCGTATCGTAAAATAAACGATCTTCGATCAGATTTTCAATGGAAATTAGCTCATCAGTTATGCAAACAGTATGATTATATTTTTATTGAAGATCTAAACATTGAAGGAATGAAACGTTTGTGGGGAAAGAAAGTTTCCGATCTCAGTCATTCTTCTTTTATTGATAAACTTACGTATGTTGCTTCAAAGTATGGAGTGATAGTACACAAGATTGACAAATGGTATCCTTCTTCCAAAACTTGTGAATGTGGCTGCATTAATAAAGGATTGTCGTTACGCGACCGCACGTGGGTGTGCCCGGCGTGCGGTGCAATTAACGACCGTGATGTTCTTGCAGCCCGTAATATACTTCGGAAGGGCATTTCCGAATTGGAAAGCAAGAGTAATTCCAACGATAGCAACATCGGGGTTTCTTGCGTTTGTATCCAAGAATCCCATTTGCTTTAGCGATGGGAGTATGTCAAGTTGATGACAGGTTTGTTGGAAACGTAAGTGAAGGAGTCTGTAATTGGAAGGATATTGAATACAAGAGTAAGGTTACTATATCTTTGAAAGGAGTCGAGGATAAGGCTAAAACTTCAAGTAAAAGAGTCGGTCCTTATTGTCACATTAATAGCATATTTGGAGGAAATGAATCTTATCATGCAGGTCCGGATAGTAATATAAAAAAGAGTCCGGTTACTACCTTTCTAATGTATTGCTATAAAAATGGGAATATTACGACTATCACCACTTATACTAAAAATTTATCTGGAACTCTTCAGATAGGTGAAACACAATTGACTATCAATTACAAACAAAATAAAAGTCAGTCTTTTTCCGGTGGTTCTGGAGATTATGTAACATCCGTATCTGATTTCCCTTTTGTTACTGGTCCAGGAAATGATAGTGTTGAGTTTGAAGGAGAGGGAAGATTGATAGTTGAGACAGAGGCTTCGCATTATGAAATAGAAGTTTCATAATTTCTATTTTTATAGTATCTTTGTCTAAAATATTTATCACTATGGGTGTCAAATGTCAGATAGAAAAAAAGGAAAATGAAATAAAACGGGTTAAGGCTCCTAACGGGGAGCCTTCCGTTCTTTACGAAAGTGCTTTAAAAGTATTAGGAAACAGCGAGCGGGCCCTTCAGGTATGGGCTAAGGCTTACACTCCTGGTTTTTTGTCGTATTACGGTCATTGGAATAACCCGGCTCCAGGGGAGATGTTTAACACCGATCCCAATGGCGAACCTCTTTTAGAAGATGTGCTGTCGTATATGAAGCGTCAGACTTATTTTGCTGATCCTTTAACGGCTCAGGACATTAAGGATGTAAGGGATTTCCTTTTGTCTACTCATTATTTTTTCAATGCGTCTTCATTGTCTAATGCTATTCTCTTCGATTTTTATGTAGATGGCAGTTTGATACTGAATGAGCAGAAATTAAGGAGATCCGGTTTGTATGATGAAACAGAAATAAGTCGTATTTTATCCGATCCTTCTGTTTTAAACGAGGTTTCGACTTCCATGAGAAAGTTAATAGATTCTTCTATTAACGAACATGATAGGGAAAAAGATAATTATTTTATGTCTATTGACTATCAGTATGGTCCTATTGTTTACAAGGAGGGAGTGTTTAACCAATTTGGTAAAAAAGTACCATATAATCCTTCTGAGCTTTATTATGCTATGCGTAAAACAGTAGCCGGCATAAAAAACTTTTCTGAATTTTCATCTGCTTTTGAATCGTTGAGAAACTCATACCCTGAACTGGTTGAGAAATTCGTTTCTGATAAAGAATTTGCCGAATCTATGTTTGATGAGTTCTCATCTACGAATAAGATTCCGGTAATAAACATAGAAGGGGATGATGTGGTAGAAGGCAAGAGAAGATCCTTGTCTAAGCTACAAGATCTTTCTTATTACAATTCCGGCAAAATAGAGTTCCTAAGAGCTCGTATATCAGCTTATTTACATAGGGTTAATGCCGACACCGAATCCGATTTAAGAAGCATGATATGGGATATAGAAGAGGCTTGTACGTGGTTTGGCATAGATATAATAGGGACATCGGAAACTTATGATGGCACAGAAGAATCTTTGAATAAGATAGATAATTTGATGCTGGATCTTGATATTTATGTGGCCAGGCACAATGATGTAAATTATGCTCCTACGTTGGCATCTTCTATTGATGATGTTCTTGGTGATAGTACAGACTATTATTTTGGATTATTGCCGGAGTATATGGATAATTTGAATATCGTTTATTCTGAATCCAATATAGACCCAGTAGAAGCATTTGAGAAACATTCATTGCTTAAGGTAGGAGATAATCTATATCAAAGGATCAGCAAAGATGATCTTAACGAGATGTATCAAATATCAACAGTATTAGCCAAGCACAACCTAACTCATTTTTCTACTAAAATATATCCTGAATCTTGTTTTAAGAACGGCGTTTTGGATAAAGAGAAAGTACGGAACGTAGATAATAATACGCTCATGGATTCCATTAAAAAATACGTCAGATCGTTCATGGATTCTCAGAACACGGAGGACATGATAATGACCAGGATGGCGTTTGGTCACCCGGCGGTACTTGACGTTCCTTACGTGGATGTGGATCGGGAGTATAGTCGATACATGAACAAAAAACAAGATAGCGAAAACCCATTATCCTTATTCGATTTATACCAATCTTACCTTGACAACAAACTCCATAAAACAAAATTATATGATAATGCCTATAAGTATCTTGACTTCAAACCTGGTCCATCTTTGGGCCTTATTTCTGATGATCCTGATATTTTGAAATCAATAGAATTATCTTTATCTGGAAAAGACAGGTTGATGTTGTTTGATTATAGCATGACCAGTACCGACCCTTCTTTATCAGAATTGTTTTATTTGGAGAAGTATGACCCTTCGTATGCCGGGAATGATTTTGAACACTATTTTTACACCAGGCACCCGTATTTGTTAAAAGAAAAATCGGGCCCTAATATCGTAGAGCAAGATGGTGTTATAACAGCCGAAGGTATTTATGATAATTTTATAAGAGTAGGTAATAAGATATGGTCTAAAGTAAGCGAGAGTAGTTCCGGCTCTATCTACCAAAATCTGACAGGAACCGAATCAGAGGTGAAATACGATTCTACTCAGAAGGCTAAGACGGTAGAAACCGATTACGCTCCATACCAAAACAGATCTGGCTTGACGCAAGATATGACCGTAAGCAAGTCTGAATTGGATGATCTTAATAAATTGGAATGCAGGTAATTTTTGTATACATATAATATAGTTTTTTCATAATTACGATTTGGAAAGTGAGGCTTGTGAAAGTCTC